AGGATTCCCGCAAAAATAAATGTTACAACTACAATGCTTCTTTGAGCATCTTGTAATCGTGCCATCGACAATCTTCTGGATGTGGGTACAATCGATAATTCCAATTTTTCAAATCATCATCTTCTCCTATGAATTCAATTATCAGATGCCTGCTCAACAGCTTGCTGTCTGTAATTCCGATTACGGGGATTCCCAGATTTAGCGCATCCTTTTTCTGCTCCTCTGTCATATACACCTTGGAGCATATTTCGCAAGTCACCGATAAGCCCGTCTCAGTATTTGTGTGACTGATATATCCGCAAATGATTTCCAGATTCTTCAGCGGTTTGGCTGCCCATGCATGTGTTACCTGAGACCACAGTCGTCGCTCGATAGGATCGTACTTGCTACATCCAGGTGGATAATGGCACATTTCAATTTCGAGTTCCAAATCATCCGAAAGCTGCTGACACGCTATTTTCCATAGCCAGCCTTTCACTCGATTACTCCCACCACCGTCAGCCAGAATCAGAAGACGTTTCGCATGTGGGAACTGATGTTTCCCTCTTTCCTGCCACCAGTTGCGAATAGAGTCTGCTGCGAATTCCGATGTATCATGACTGATGCCAACACTCACATGTGCTGTATTGTTGTTGAAGCAATATACGCCATTCGGTATTACGATTGCCTTTCGTTTGAGCAGTTCAGCAGGAACAAGCTCACTCCCATTAGGATAAATCTCGTCAAACCTCAGGGCGAAGTCGTGATCGAGCACTCTTCTGGGACATCCCTTCATCCTGCATTCCCGGCCCGGCCTGATAAAATCCCCCAGTTTTTCCTTTGCCTTGGTATCAATGGAAATAATAGGATCGCCGCTTCTGAGATAGTCATTCTTCCTTCCCTCAATGTGTTCAAACTGATCATTTCTCTTCGGATGTTGTTTCCCAACTTGATTGTATTTTTGATTCTTCTGCAGAGAAAAACCGATTTTTCGTACAATTTTCTTTATGCTGTTATGGCTGTATCTCCGGCTGGTTTTCTTGAAGACTTCTTCACCTATAGCTTTGGTAGTCGTATTGATCCACTGATTATTGGTCATTGGATCCCCATATGCGACCTTTTCTACTATCACTCTTACTACGGAGCATATGTCTATAGCTTCATCAAGTTCAGCTCCAACCAGACCAAGCTTCTCCATTTCTCTGCGATGTGTCACTTCGATCGTTGGCCTACCGCCGCCTTTCCTTCGGTTACGATCTCCACAGCAGTAAATCTCACCAGCTTTTACCTCAACTTCCCCTCTGATAATCATCGCTCTGCTGCAACCTGTAAGCTTCGCCAATGCTGTCTGTCCACCATATCCAAGTTCAAGGGAAATACGTCCGAGATGGAGTCTTCGCGCCCTCTCTGTCATCCCCTTAAGGTTGCACAGAATTTCAGCTGCAAAATCTTCCGCAAGAATAATGCTCATATCACATACCACACAATCGCAGATTCTGGTGGCACCAGCTGCTACTTGCATGAATTGAATTCACATTTTACCGTCATGAATAATTTCATTCACGGTTTTTGAAAACCGATCCGCTGCCTTTTGTAATGCCTTGTTTTGATTTGTCAAGGTTCGTACCTGATCTGTCAATTTCTGATTCTCTTCCCGCTGCTTTTGCAGTTCAGCCAGTGCTCGTTTGTACTGCTCTTGATAGGCACCGCCTGTTCCGTGCGTTTCATTTTCGGGTCTCTTTTTCCTACCAGGTTTCCCTGAACTTGGTATAAATTCTTTGGTGATAGGATCTTCGTATCCTATGTACTTTCTCTTCGGACGAGAGGTCTTCTTTACAGGATCGTAGCATGACGTACTCTCATATATCGTAACCCTTCCCGTCTTCTTGTTCGTATACCGTAATACCAGAGGTTTTTACAACCGAATTTGGAACTTATTTAGAACTATTTGTGTACCAAATTTATTTCTGCAGTTGTAACATTTATTTTTGCACGAATCCTAATGTTCTTTATGATGGGAGAAACCTTGTCCATCAGTTCCAGCGTCAGCCTGATCTTTTCCGCGAATGCCTTGCGGATGCTCTGCTGACTTTTCTCAACCCTCTGAGTGAATTGGTCAACTCCGCTTCCGGCCTCGTTGAATGCACCCGCAGCCTGACCTCCCGCTTCTTCTGCCGCGCTGCCGATCTGTTCAAAAGAATCAGCGGCTTTTTCTGCGGAGTCTCCAATCTTCTCCGTCGCATCTGCCGCTTCATCGGCTGCACCTTCTGCTTCGCTTCCTGCGGTCTGGGCTGCGCCTCCGAGCTGTTCCATCCCGGTAGCCGCCTGCTGTGCATTCTGTCCGACCTGCCCCATTGCAGAGCCTGCCTGAGCTGCTGTAGAACTGAGGGTTCCAAAGGCAGACTGCGCCGCTGAGGCAATCCTCTGTACGGACGGTCGGGTAGACAGGCCCCTTGCGAGACCTGCCCCCCACGGATCCGGACTTGCGGCTTTCTCGCATCCGGCTCTTTGCAAAGTTGATACATCACTTCAGCCTCCGTATATACTGACATAAATCTTGGGCCTTGCCAGCGGGAAGTCCTTCATCAAGTCTTTGAAGTTATCCCAGTTGAAGCTTCGTCTTTGACTCCTTCTATTGAGCCACTTGAAGAGACTCTTCTTGATGCGGTCGACAAAGCGCACAAGGCTCTTGCAGTTGTCAGTAATACCGTAGTAATGGAAGTAACCCACAAGAACTTGGTTCAGCCATTTAATCAGTTCTGGAACTTTGATCCCAAGGATTAATAGTCTTTCCTTGATCTCTCTGTCCATTCCTTTGACTTTCTTGTTAAATTTCTTCTTGCTGGTTTTCCTTTTCACCCTGAACTTACCGTACCGGCTATGGGAACAGTAGTGTGTGAATCCAAGAAAGGTGAAAGTCTCCGGCTTCCCTTCCTTCCGACGCTCTCTATTGCTTTCTGCAAAGCGTCCGAATTCGATCAGCCGACTCTTTTCCTTTTCCAGGGTTAGTCCAAAGCGTTCCATCCTATCATCCAACATCTTATAGAATGCTTGAGCTTCATCTTTGTATTGGAAGCATACGACAAAGTCATCTGCATATACTACCAATCCGCAAAATCCACGCGCCTTCGGCTGTATCCTCTCCTTGAACCACCATATCAACACATAATGCATGTAGATGTTTGCAAGGATTGGGCTGCATACTGAGCCCTGCCCAGACCCCTCTTCGGTTTCTTCGAAGACGTAATCCTTCATGATACCTGCCTTTAGCATGACCCTTATCAGTCTGATGATGTTCGGGTCTTTGATTCTCGATTCTACAAATCGGATGATCCACTCGTGGTCAAGATGATCGAAGAATCCTTTGATGTCAGCATCCAGCACGTAGTTGGTATACTCCCATTCCAACATCCGGTTAAGTTTCCGCAGAGCCATATGGCAATTCCTGTTGGGCCTGAATCCCATCATTTCATCATAGAACATGGGTTCGAATACCGCTTCGAGGATGCGCTTCAGTGCTTCCTGTACCAGCTTATCCTCGTAGCAATATATGCTCAGAGGTCTCGTTTTCCCATTATCTTTCGGAATCTCCACCCGTCTTGCCGGTTGGGGATGATAGGCTTTTCTTTTCAGCCTGTCTACCAGCCTGTCAAGATTCTCGTCAAGGTGTTCTTCGTAGTCTGCCTTGCTCACGCCATCAATCCCTTTGGCTTTGGTTCCATCCATGGCTTCGTGGCATGATCTCAGCATCTCTTTGTTGATCAAATGACTGATTGATGTGAAAATCATCGTTGGGTTTTCGCGAGACATCTGTGATATTCTCGCCAGTTTCGTTTCCATAGGTTCCTCCATCCCTGAGTATGGTCTATGTTTCCTTGGCTGATATGGCTTTGCATGGCGGGAACCGTAAAGGTACAATTCCTTCTCCCCTTCCCTCCGGTGCTTATATCCGTTTTACAGGAACTTCACACTTTCATCGGTACTATGGGGCCATCCGACTGCCTACAACGCTTTTGCTTCCCTCCTTTCGTTGCGTCCACATACCGCGGTTCACACGCTTCCGCGGACGTTGTAGGCTCTCCCCAGTTGACACCGCAGCATTGTACAGCATGAATAGGTCTCAGACACCGCCAGAGCTTCGGCAAACTCGCCTTTTGCGTTTGCTTCCATGTTGTCTTCCATGTGTATAAACATGTAGACCTCTGAGTATGGTAAATAAGTTTCGATGCTCAATACTATCCCTACTGCCTCTCTTCCTACGCTTTGCCCTCAGGGTTACCCCTGCCAACACAAGGTCGATGCCGGTGGCTTGGCTATTGCCTTACCGGGCTGGGTTTCCACCAGCTAGCTGCGCTGCCCTATTGCTGGGCGCACTATACATCTTATTCAATTCGCTTTCGAGCTTATTGAGTGCGCCCGCGTCCGTTTTGTTGACCACCTCAACCGGGATTTCAATTCTCAGCGAGTCTGCCATCGGTTTTACCTCCTGCTTCTATTTGCCTGCTGGCGTTGTCTCTCTGCCGCTTCTCTTGCGGCCTGCTCCGCGTCTGCTTCAAGCTGTATCTCCATAGATTTCAGCATGAAAATGCGGGTAAACCGAGGCTTACTCATCACTTCATCCGGGGGAATCCCTGTCCTCTGGAATATGCAATGCAGCAGCCTCGATTTACCGCCAGCAATTATCAGTTTTTTACAGCTTCCTCATAAATGGTTTCGCTGTCCTCATCGAATCCGGAAAGCTGCTCAATCAGCTCTACGATCTGCTGCTTCTTTCCGGCGAGGGGAATCAGCGCATCCACCATATCCGTTCCGGTGACGGCGTTAACAGCGGCCCACAAGTTTTTGTTGTTCCAGAGCTTCGCCTTGTCTTCGTCAACCGTCGCGGTGTAGATAAGCCGGGTATGGTAGGCAACGGTGTCCGTCTTGTCCGGCAGCTTCATGCCGCCCATCCGGCGATTTTTCACATACTTGGTGCTCTGCTCGCGGCACTTGTCGTATTCCCGCTCAGTCAGTGCGCGGATGCGGAAACTGAACTGCGCATTGCGGAATTTGACCGTGACCATCCGGGTTTCGTCCTGATGGTCGCCTTCTCCCTTCAGGGCCTTGAGCAGATCGTTCTCGTTAAATGCCACCACATTCTGAATGTCTTCCTGCGTCATCGGCTCATCGTATCCGACGACATCCTCTTCGTACAGGCTCTTTTCCTCAAAATTCATGCTCATTTCTCTTTCCCTCCGTTTAATTTATTAGTTTAACGAATTTAAACGGGGACAGCAGCCCGTTTGACCGCTGTCCCCGTATTCTTTGCCTACCATAAAGCAGACCGCCCTCAGAACGCAAATTAAGCGTATCTCAGGAGGCTCTGCAGTTCCGGGGGCTTGTTGACGATGAAGCTCCACGGCCTCTTGTACAGCTCGCCCACCTGCATATTCTGAATGTCGATGTTTCCATCCGGCACACAGTCGCGGTACACGACCTGCTCTTCCGAGGCGTTGTACGGGGAGCGCATCATGCCGCGGAACGTCCAGCACGGCATCGCGTGCTGCGCCATCCCGTTCATGAGCTGCTGGAAGAACCGGCTGTCTTCCACGATGATCTCGCTGAATGTCAGCGTCACGCGGTAGCTGGTCATCGCGCCGTGTTCCTGCGCATCGCCCAGCGGCTGGTAGGTTCCATTGTTGATGGTCACCTGAGACTGGAAATTCTCGGTGGACACGAGCATCACGCCGTCTTCATCGTACAGTGCGCCATCTTTGCCGCTCATGACCTTGCGGACATCAGCGACCGGGGAGGTGTTCAGTACAGCCATTGTCTTTTATCTCCTTCCTGTCTTATTAGTCTTCCGCGAAGTGGAAACGGTAGGTCAGGTAGATATGCTCGATGCTGTCCAGATCGTACACACTTACCGCGAACCATGCGCTGTCTCCGCTCGCGGGGTAGTTCGGGTCTTCGACGCAGTTACCGCTGCTGAGTTTGCCCTCGGAAACCATCTGCGCGATAACGCCATTGGCAATGGCGATGACCGTCTGCCGTCCGTTGGAATCGTTGTTCACGGCTCCAATGATCGGCTCGCAGTTCTGGTTGATGCGGGTGATCAGCTCATACCGGGTCTTTGTCCGGCGAATCTTCTTCCAGCCCGCATCTTTGTTTCCCAGAGTGACCAGAGTGTTGATTCCCTGCTCAATCCAGATGGAGCCGGAACTGCTTTCGGTGAAGATCAGGCAACCGTTCTGGAGGCACTCGATGATTTTCGCGTTGGTCAGCGGGTCAACAACCTCCGTCGCGCCCGCAATGACCGTATGGGTCAGGGATTCGTTGGAGGGGGTGTATGCGACCAGAGCCGCCACGACCGCCGCCGCTTCGAAGCCTTCAAACGTGGTGTCGCCCACCTTGAAGCCGTTCAGAACATACACAATGTTCTCGCTGTTGTAGCTCGCAGCCCGCGCAACGCGGGTGTCGTAGCTCACGGATTTGGGTTCTCCGATGACGGCAATCGCCATCAGGCCCTGATCGTTGGCCCGGTCGATAAACGCCTTGACCAGCGCATGTACAGCGGTGTCTTCGCTGTCCACGCAGATCGTGTTCCAGTTCGTCGCTTCCAGCAGCTCGAACGCGGAGTCGTAACTGGAGCTGGTGATCGTGGGGGACACGCCCGCCGTGGTGAAGGTCGCCTGAGCCACGGCCGCCAGCGTTCCGCTTCCGGCAGCAACCTTCGCCGCCGTCACCGGGGCTTCATCCGCGCCGTTGATCGCCGCGACAATCGCGTCAACCTCAGCGGTTCCCTTCGCGAACGCGACGGTAAACAGCTCCGTGGTTCCGCTGTAGATGATGCACAGCCGTTCCGTGGATACGGACAGGTTGTCCTTGATGGTCACGGACAGGGGCCGGGTTCCGGCGTACTTCGCCGTCAGGGTCACAACGTCCGCAGGGGTTCCGGCATTGTCCTTCAGCGTGATTGCTGCTTTCGTACCGCCGCTGCCTACGCGCACAGCCTTGATGGAGGCAGCGCCGCCCTGAAAGATTTTCCGCAGGATGGAAACGTTGCTGTCGGACTGCGAATCATCGCCGAAGACCGTCTCGATCTCGGACGGATTGTTGATGGTCACGACTTCGCCAAGAGGCCCCCAGTTGGCCTTGAAGGCAACCGCGACGATTCCGCTCTCATACCCGGTCAGGGAAAAGCTATCCGCGCTTTCCTGCCGGAAGTGTACGCCGGGGCGAACCTTGGTTTCGCCCACCGTGAAACGATCAGCCATTTTACTTTACCTTCCTTTCCGCGAAAGCTTTGATAACTTCCTTCGCTTTGGTGAGTGTGCAGGACGTAATTCCTGCGAAGTCCAGCGCCGCCTTGGCAATGTCCACGCTGTACCCGAAAAGCCGGGGGGCGTTCTTAGCGATCTCTGCCGCCTCGTACACTTCCTCGACAGGCTGCTGAACTTCCTGAGTCTTCTTTTCAGCCATGGTTAGCTGCTCCCTTCTCCCGGTCATTCCGGGTTATCATTGTAACTGTTGATCGGGTTGTTTAGAGGCTCACCCGTCGCCTTATTCTGGAAATGGCTTTCCGGCTGCAATATCCCAAAGTTGCCTGCCATATGAATCTGCCCTGTCCTGAGATAGTTCAGATTCGGCCTGCAAAGAAACTCCGTGGGGAACAGCGGTGACGTATCCTCCATCGGGATATGCCCGAGTAGTGCCGCCGCCGTGTTCAGCATGGACAGGTTATGCAGCCTGTCTGCCGCGTTCGTGCAGCAGACATGCCCTTCCATCGTTATGTTTAGCCACGTATGGGTGAAGTGCTTACTCTTCAGCGATTGGCTGGACAGTCGCCAGAAGATGACCGGGTTTTCCCTCGTGGGTTCCTGCCATCCGTCGATGCTGTCTATCCCCAGCACAATCGCATCCGGGATAATCGTCTTCGTCCACTCGTTCATGGCTTTGATTGGGTCTGGGTAAAGCAAGGAGAGGGTAGGACACTCCATAACGTCGAAAATGACAGTTACGCCAATCGTGCGTACCGTCTCTTCGTCCTTCTGCTTTACCTCGAATGCGTCCGACCTCATCCATGCAAAACAGTAGATGGTGTCGTCCGTCTGCGCAAATGCCGCGTGGAGCAATGCTCTGATTCTGTTCTCGATATCTTCCGGCTCTGCTCCGACCTGTGCATCGCACCAGACGTTTATTGACAGCATCCCGCTCGTATTCCGTTCCGGGTTTTCCGTCATATCGAGTATGTAGTCAATCCGGGGGTACTGTATCGGGCTTTCCCATCGGCTGTCACTCTGCGGTGCTGGCCTCTGGTAAAAGACCGCCGTCCCGCCGTCATACGTCGCCGTCAGGCTTTGCAGTTGGCTGTCCTCTCGGAGCCGTTCGTATATTCTCTGATACAGATCCATGCTCTGCCTCCATTAGACGCTGATGTGCCATGGTTCTGAGTATATCGCGATGATTTGCGGCTCTGCCATCTGTAGAATCTTCTCTACGTGAGGTCGCGGGGCCATCTGCCCTCCGGGAGTTCCTTCTTCGAGCCAGTGAGCGTATTTTGTTTCGCTTTCGATTCCGGGCAGATGCGCGTTGTCTTCCAGCGTTTTGTAGCTGTCTCTGTAATGGCCAGACCATACAGCAGGCACTTCTCCGGGAGCAGACGCTTGATGGTTTCCGTATCTTCGCCCGCCGCCTTGCCCGCGCATGATTTCATGCTCCGCGTTCAGCAGTTCATTCGCTGCCCGTACTGCCCGGGAGGGGAGTTCCGCTTCGACCTGCGCCATTACCTTTGCAGGAATGCTGCTCAGGTTAATTGTCAAGCCCATTCACGTCGCCTCTTTCCTCGCAGTAGTACGTTGTGAAAATACTCATTTCTCCATGGTCTTGTACTGCCTGCACTCGGAAGAATCGGGTTGCTTCACCGTCTTCTTCTTTGCACAGCGCAAAAATGTCGTTTTCCTTCGCGGCTTTTGCGCCCGTGTGGAAGATGGTGTGAGTGACCGTCACGCCCATCTGATTGAATCTCTGCTGTTCATCCGGCTTTGCGATGGACAAGATACAATGCAGTTGCCCGATGAGTTCCGGGGCTTGCTGTCGTTCGCGCCCTCGCGCCGTTGTTGCGGTTTCCTGCCGGTATATTTTGAACAGCTTCGGAAAGTCTTCCGGCCTTTTCATCCCTATTGCGCCAAATTGCATCATCTGAGATCACCCGCTTCTGCGCTGTCTGGGTAAGGCGGCTGGACATACGGGGAATTCTGCATCCCCCTGTGGAAATAATGGCCTCCGTCTGCTCCACTGAGGCTTTCTTGTACCGCGCTCGATGCCGGTAGGCTCGCTTCAGTGTCTGCTTCCTTCTTCAGCCTGTCTCTCAACGCCATCCAGCGGTCTGCCCTCTGGGAAAGGTCGAACGACGTTCCGTCATTCTTCCAGTTCGTTTCGTAGCTCAATCTCATGCACACCGCGTCTGCCAGCCGGAAAAGTTTCCTCTTCCACCGCGTCGTGGTACTGTCATTCAATATCGCTGAAATCTCTTCGTCTGACAGGTAACAGCTTTCTGCTCCACCCGCTACTGCGATATCTCCAAGCTCGAACCTCGCACGGCTCACGCTCTCCACCGCTATTTCTTCCGGGTTGTAAGTATATGCCATCTTACTTCCCGCCCTTCTTCACGGGCTGCTTCCTGACTGCCGGTTTCTTTGTGCCATTTAACGGCTGTTTAACAGCTTCTGCGCCCTCTTTTGTCTCTGTGCGGGTGTTCGTCCCGCTCGCCGTTGGCGGAGCTGCTGAGGCCATTTCTGGCGCAAATTTAAGTATCCCGTATTTCAACAGAGATTTCACCCTTCCGGGGTTGATCTCTGTTTCGGGAACCTCCGCGCCTACGGGATAGGCCTTGCCATTCAGCTTGATTGGCTTTTCTGCTGTGTACACTGTTTTCTCCCCCTTTTACTGAAAGATAGTTTTTTCTTTGCCCGTGTGTTCTACTTGTCCCCCGCGTGGTACGCAAGGATTCAAACCTCACAGGCGATACGCTCCGTTAGATACCCTTTGCGCCGTCAGTCAAACGGGAGACAGTTGGTCAGGCTGTCTCCCGTTCTATAATCGTGTCACTGGTGCGGCAGCAATAACGCGTTCCTTCCGGCGAGGGCATCACCCATGAGGGAGGTGATAGGACTCATGCGGCTGCGCTTGTAGCGCGGAGCTGTCAACGGTCTTTATCAGGCCACGCAACCGGTCATGTACACGCCAAGTTCGTCGCACACCTTCTTCGGGGTGCAGCTCATCAGCGCTTCAATGAACTCGGTATGAGTGCCGTTCTCGCCTTCCCACTGGTCGAACACCAGATAGTTGCCGGTTCCCAGCATATCCCACGTGATGGTGTATCCTGCGGACGCTTCATCAATCGCGGGATTCGGGGCGGCATAGGCCAGCAGTGCGCCCTTGCTGTCGCACACGAAGTCCATATTGGTCGTTCCGTATGCGCCCTTGTTGTACACGCTGTTCAGCACAACAACGCGGTCGATTTCCAGCAGCTGCGCCAGCACATTCGTGTTGATCGTAGCGGGATTCGCCGTGGAGCCAGAATACTTCACCCGGTCAAGGATGTCCGGGTTCTGCTTCAGGCCTTCATAGGCCTCAACGCCCAGCGCCAGCACATTGGGCTTGCGCCGTCCGTTCTTCATCATTTCTACGCGCCGTGCGCCGAAGAAGTTGATGGGGTCGAAATTCGCGTCATCGAAATGCATGAACTGGGACGTAGAGGGGTTGGAGGCAACGCCAGTCCACTCATTCGTCCAAATGCCGCTCTTGAAGTAGCCGTTGGCAAACAGCACATCCATGTGCAGCTTCGCCTGCTCTGTCGCCAGCCGGACTTTCGCCTTCCGGGGGTCAGTGATTCCCGGATTCGCGCTGCGCTGGTAGTCCAGCGTCGCAATCTGGTCAAGGCCGATGATGACCTGATCGACTTCGCAGGAATAGGGCTGTTCGTCGCTTCCGAACAGCATCGGAGTGACCTTGCCGAATTCCGGCTTCCGGGCCATGTTGTCCCGCGCCAGATCGCCCTTGTCAAAAACCTTGTACAGGCCGTTGCTCAGAGCCACGGGCAGCATCGGAAAAATGAACGGGGACACGAACCAGTCATCGGGCTGGAAGTGCGCGACGCTCATGTTGGTGAGGTACATGTTCGGCTTCCATCCATTGCTCAGGGCCTTCTGGATGGACGCATTGGTTTTCGCGTTCATTTGTTTGTTCTCCCTTCTTCAGATTATTCCGCAGGCAGTCTGTCGTGCATAATCATCATCTCGACGGGTTTGCCGGAAGCTCCGTCACCCAGCGCGATTCCGAGTACGCATTTGCCTGCTGTGGCCTTCTTGACGCTGCCGTCCGTATGAGCCATCAGCAGGTCGCCGCGCTTGATGGTTTCTCCAGCCAGCGCGTAGCAGATATCCTTGATCTGCACGTTCACCCGCCCGCCAGCGGCAATGTCTGCCGCGTCCGCAAGCACGATGCCGATGGCAAGGTCGCCTGAGTTCGCAGGAAGAATGATCTTCCCGTTGCTGTCGAAGGCCACCGCCTTCATCGCCGGGGCCGTCAGGGCCGCAGCGGCTTCTCCGTAGATAACGCCGCTGTCATTGATTGCATGAGTCAGGTACATGGTTATTCTCCCTTCTGCCGGTTCTTACTTCCGGCTGTTTTCGTATTCGGCCACCAGATCGGGGTGCACATCGCACGCCTTCTCAATGGCCTGCGCCCGGGTGATGTTGGCATTGCTCTTCAGGATTTCATCCGCAGCGGCCTCAATCCGTCCCCACGCGTCATCCGCGTTGCTGGCGACGTTGCCGCGCTTGCCGATCTCCCCAAACACGCCGCTCTTCTCGACGGTTTCCTTCGTGCTGTCCAGCATGGCGATCATATCCGCAAACGCGGTACCGCCAGCGGCCTTCAGGCTCTTCAGCACCGGGGCCAGCTCTTCCGGCTTCTTCCCGATAATGGTGTACCGCTTCGCGATCTCCATCAGCTCGCGCTCTTCCGTCTCTTCGCGGAACTTCCGCAGGCTCTCGATCTCCGCTTTCACAGCGGGATGCAGGCCCTTGAAAACGTCTCCATCCCCCGCGCCTTCATTCTGGTCAGCGGGAGCAGCGGCAGGAGCCGCAGGAGCTTCTTCTTCGACACCGAAACGCTTCTGCAGGTCTTCGAGCTGCGCCCGCTCTTCCGGGGTCATGGCTTCCATGTTGAATTTCATGTCAGTTTCTCCCTTCTCAATGTTGGATTCTGCAACGGGGTTTTCCGCTGCCGTGTTTTCTGCCGGGTTGCTTTCCGGGGCCGGGTCTGTTGCGGGAGCTTCAGGATTTGGCGTTTCACCTACTCCTTTTTCGCCGTTGTCGTCCGCTTCTCCCTTTGTGACCGCCGCCGTCCCGTTAAACATCGCGGCTATATCTGTTTTGATCGCCTTCGCGGCCTGATCTGCCGTCTCTACGATCATAGCAGCCTTCTGTTCATCGTTCAGCTCTTCGTCCGATACAATGGAGCGGAGACTGTCGCCCAGCGCATCGCTGATGCGGTATATCCGCTCGTAGGTCTTTCGGGTTCCGTCGATGGTAGCGAACGATCTCGCTTCCTTTTCGACTTCTTCCGTCTCTCTCGGATTCATCCTGAACATCTTCGCAACAGCCTGCCCCAGACGCGCGAAAAAAGCCGTGTCATTTTCGACCGGCTTCTCTTCCGTGTTCACTTCCGGGGCCTCTTCATCGGCCCGTTTTGCGAGCTTGATGTGCGCGTGTTGATTCGCGCCCTGATCGACCACGCTCACGCTCTTGATGTTCAGATTCCGAAGGACGGTAGGCTTCTTACTCTTGCTCATCGGCATTTTCCTCCGTCTCTTCTTCTACAGGTTCCCGCGTAGCTTCGCCCTCGATGCTGAACATGGTGTAGGTTCCGTCCTTCACCTTTGCCCATACATCATCATCTGTGATCTTCAGCCCCAGCCACCAGCCGTTCGGCAGCGTCCCTTCCGGGATGCCCATTGCTTCCAGCTTTGCCGGGGTAAATACCACACTCTCGACCAACACGCCTACTCCGCGCCGTTGGTGCATTTCGCCGCCGTCCCGGAAATATAGCACGTACTGGTATACGGCTTCTTCCAGTTCGTCGATGTCGAGAATGTCCTTCTGGTAATCCTCGACCGTAGAGCCGTCCGCGAGGGTTGCTACACTGGCCCATCCAAAAACCATGTGACGCTCTTCATCCGCTTTCGCGACGGAGAAGAGCTGTTTCTGTCCGGGGTCTGCCCGTGGTTGCTGTTTGTAAAAGGTCTCAAAGCTGTGATCTTTCATCGCTCTTTCCTCCATGTAAAAAGCCCGCCGCGCTCGCGGGGGCTTTGTTTCAGTTGATTTTGGCCTGTTGTCTCAGCCATGTGTAAACGTCATCAAGGTCTACCAGCATTTCGCTGACTTCCTGCGGTAGATTCGGCCTGATGTTGTCGTTAAAGTCCTGCAACGTCAATTCTGCAAACGTCAGTGTCCATCCGTTCTCTGCTGTCTTAAACACGAATCCGTCTTTCGTCTGCTTTTTCAGCCTCCCGTAGAAAACGTGTTCGCGCTCGAAGTTGTAATACCTTATGTATTCGCGCTTCCCGTCCTTCAGGAGTTCCGTCCTGATAGCGAAATCCGTCATCGTGCCTGCTCCGTCGTCTATGGCGACTCTGTAGGTCTTCCTGTAGTCCATGCTCACAGCTTCCCGCCTCCTACCTTCACGAAGTCTTCTATTATGACTCCATTGTACCGCGTAATGCCTTCCTGCTTCAAGCTATCCAGCAAAGATTGCCTGTCGTAGTCTGTTCTTACGCGGATTTCCTTCAGGTCTTTCATCAGCGGCACTGTCTTGCGGAACATGATTTCGTTGCTGCCGTTGTAGCTGTTCTTCAGCTTGTTTAAGAACTCTTCCGTTCCACGCCTGCTGGACATATTGTAATCGTCCGTTTTTCCGTAGGTGTCTCTGCCGTATGCGTACCAGTCCGTTCTTTCAAGAATGTCTTTGTCAAACACGAATGTCACGGCATGGCTGCTGTACAGCGTGTCAGTCCCTATATGGTCTTTGAATACAACTCGCGTGAAAACGCTGTCCGCGCCGCCCGTCCGCACGTCCGTGCTGCTGCTCATTCCGCTGTTCACGATTCCTCTGTTCCAGCGGTTTGTAGTAGCAAGCAACTCACCGCTTTTCAGCACCGGGGCCACCGCGCTTTCATCGAAAATCTGGTGGTAAATGTAGGCTACGCCGGTTCTGTCCGCAATGGCTTTGTTTTCCGGGTCAACCAGCGTCCAGTAACCTTCCTGAATCTGCTTTACCTTCACCGCGTCTATTCGTGCCTGAGTGATTCCTGCGCGGTTTAGCGCGAGTGTCAGTTGCGTATCTGTGACCGTCGTCGGGTCAAGCCCGGTCGCCGTCTTAGGGTCTGTCTGCCACAGCAGGCGCATTTTTTTGTATTTGTCCAGTGCGTCCACTGTCGCCTCTGCTGTCACGTCTCCGATTCCGGCCTGATTGATTAGGGCCTGTATTCTCATGCCCGCGTCCGGGCCTGCCTTTACGCGGATGTTAAACTGCCCCATCAATGCCCGCTGGCTACTCGCTGCGTCTGAGCCTGCGACAATGAGAATATCGTCGCCGTTCCTGATGTATCGGGTTCCGAGGCTGATCTTCTCCGTTCCGCTGCTCAGGTTGAGAACCGGCTGCGTATAATCAATGTTCCCGACTCCCTGATTGTACCGCCAGTATGAACCACTCTGGGAAGAGTTCATGTTGTTCAGGGCTTGCTCCCACCGGGTCTGCGTCATCTTGCCTGTTAGCTCGATGTATTCTTCTCCGTCGATGCTCACCCTTCGCATCGTGGCTTCCATGCCCTCAAGCGCGGTCGCATCACCAATTAGCGCTACGCCTCGCGGGCCTGCCGTCTGTAAAACCGCATCCGGGTTCTTTATCGCGTCGGATACCTGCGGAATGCCTTCCAGCGTTCTCGCGTTTCCGGCCTGCCCGGTTTGCTTTGTCTTTCGGGCCTGTCCAATCAGCCGCGCTCGCTCTGTCGCCGTGTCGTGGATTTGCTGAATCTTACTCGGGTCGCTCAGACAGGTGATGATTTCGTCTTTGTGCATAATCCCGAAGTTCTTAATCCCTTGCGCCTTCGCGAGCTGGTGAAGGTCTGCCAACTTCATCGTTTTCAGCGTTGCCACCGAGAACGTGTTTGTCAGCGGGGATTTCGCCTGATACATCAAGCTCTGTCCGTTGTCTGCGAACTGGAATTGCACTTTCGTCCCTTTGCGCTGGGTAAGCAGCTCGCTATAGAAGTTCTCAAAGGTCGCTCGCACGTTCTGCTTCCTGCTTACAATCTGGTCAAGTAGCAGCTCCGCACTCGGCCCTTTGCCCTTCAAGGCTTCCGCGTAAGGTCTGAATATCTCCCTGTAATCCGCGTCCGATACAGCCTCGATACGCTTAATGTACGCCAGCGTATCGTTGAGCTTTATGTCGATCTCCCCATTGGCGAACCGTCTGTACAGTGTGTTGTAGACCGGCTCCGTCTCATGGTAAATCGAGTTCGGGTGATAATTCAGGCTCATTGTCTGTGCGCCGCTCGCGTTGATGTACCGGAAAGACTGTTCTTTGTCTACTCCGATCAGCCGTCCGTCTGTCGTCAGCACAAAATTCCTGCCGTGGCAGTCGTAATTCCCCAGCAGCCAGTCCGTAACATTTTCCCGCTGTAGCTGCGCCACTATATTCGGGTCGAGTGTCCCGCCGTGGAGCTGCCACGCTTCGAGGTCGAACGTTCCGTCTACGTTCTGGATGCGGAGCTGCGCCGCGCCGAACGTGTTGCCGCGTCCCGGTATGTCCACGTATCCGGTTCCGACGACGACCGCGCTGTCCGGGTCGATAATGCCCTGAACCTTGTATCCAGCTTCCTGCACATACGCTCGGAAATCCTCTTCTGTGCCATTCTTTGATTGAGCCGGTTTGAACAGGAATTCTTCTCCGCTCGGGGAGTCTTCGACGATGTGCATTTCGCCCGTGCCGCCAAGATGCGCAAGTCCTTTGTAATCCATTCCGGTTTTTGACCAGTCGAAATCGTCCGGTATCTCCACATCGTCCGGGGCTGCGCTGCTCTGAGTGTTTATTGATGTATCCACCCAATCGGCAGGCGGCAGAACGTTGACATAATTGCAAACGCATCTGCACCGGGGGTGCGCCGGTGGTACCGGTACCGTAATCCCGCCCGCTATGAAATCCTCATCCATTTCCACAACTTTCTTGTCGAGGCTTCCGCAGATGTCGCACACTCTTTCGTCTAATGCCGTTATCCATTCCTTCTGGCATCCTCCGATTGTGCCGTCCTTAATGCACTGTTCCATATATGCCTGCTGCCCGTAGTTGTAAGCGTATGCCATTTCCGTTATGGCTATGGTTTCCGCTCTCTGCCGGTGCAGCTTCTCCGCGTATGCTGCCTGCTGCTGTCGCGCTTCATCCTCCGAGTATCCGTCTTTCTTCGCCTGCTCGTACCGGTGAAACGCTGCCATGCTCTGTCTTTGTGTCAGGCCCACCGTGGGCCTTATCGCTTTCGCCAGTTCTTGAACGTCCATGCCCTCGCTCATGGTTGCCTGCCGTACCAGTACGTTGATCGCCTTGTACTGCTCTTGCGTAACCTCGCGTATGAGCTTGCCGCCTCTGCTGCTGATGAAATTGTCGATGTATTGGTTCTGTAGAATCTTCGCGCCGACTCCAAACTGTGAGGTGACCGCCTTCACGCTGTTGTCTATGGCCTGCTGGGCCAGTGGCGCGTATCCGTTGATTATGAACTTGCTGTAATCCTGCCTCCATTGGCTCAGGTAGGATATGTCGAGCTGTCCGTTTTGAATGGCCTCGCGGATTTCCTTGTACGTCAACGCCTGTTGCTGATTCTTCCAAGTCCGCGTAAGGAAAGTGCCGAGTTTCGGGCTGGAATAGTCTATCCACCCGTCCAAGGTCTGCTTAATGTCCTTCGCCACTCCACTTCTCCCCTCTGTTTATCTTTCCAGTCTGCGCTTTGCTGCCTCCGCTGCTTTCGCGTCTTCCGCGTCTTCATCTTCCAGCTCTTTCGTGTCCAGCTTCCTGCCGCCAGTCTGCTGTTCTTTCTGTTCGCGCCGCTGCTGTTCTCTCGCTTCCCGGTCGAACTGCTGCGCTTCCAGACGCTCTGGGAGATTGCCCGTCTCGCGTACAAAGTCTTCCAACGCCTCGTCCGGCATAATCACGCCGCACCCGGTCAGCTCTTTAATGTACGTGGAAAGGTCTTTCAGATTCGGCGCATCCACGTTCCCGTGTGTGAGCTGCGGATATTCCGTGATTCCTCTGAAATGCTCCGCGTTCATTCCGATGAGCCGGGGGATTCCCTGATTGTTGAAAACCTCGCAGATGATATCGAGATACGATTCCAGCGCGATGCTGAACAGCTCCGTCTTGTCGCTGCTCAGTGCGAAGCTGCCTACGCCCTGATGCCCCAACAGCAGGAAGTCTGCCATCGTACTCATCGCGATTCGCGTGTCGTACCGTTCGATGATCTGGTTCGTGTCGAACTGCCTTCTGCCGCCGCTCGTAAGGAGCTGGAATGTCCAGCCGTTCGGAAGGACGAGTCCTTCCGTCGCGTCGCGCCTCACGTTTCGAACGATCATTTCTGCCCGTGCAAATGCTTCCTGCATCGCCATGTCATCCGTGTTCCAGATGTCCACGTTTTCCGGGGGCGTAAGAATGGGAAGTCCGGCGAGGTCGCGTTCCAGTCCCATTCCTTCGATTTCCTGAATCCTGCGCTTGAAGTACCAGTCCCGGTATGCTGTTCTCAGTATACTTCGCCCTTCCGGGTTATTCTTCCGGCTCTTTGTCCTGAAGTGCAGCGCCTTTTCTATCGGGATAGTCGCCATTACATACCGGGGAGGCGGGAGCTGGGTCATTCCGAGCAGGTTGTCATTGTCATCGTATTCCCACCGGAATAGCGTTTCCTGCGCTCTGATCGGGAGCTTCTGCCATCCGATCAGGCCGTCTGTGTATTTGCTGTTCTGCCGGGGGTCGTTCGTGTTTCCGGTTCTCCGCTTATACACAATTTCGTGGTAGCTCCACCCAAACGCAAGGAAGGAAAGAACCTCGCTTATCGTGTCCGTCCATGTGTCCTGCATATCGTTCATGCAGCTTTCAACGAACTCCGCGCATTCTTTATCCTTCGCTCCGTCGCCTCCGGGCTGGATGCTCCATGTGGTTTTTCGGATGAGCATTTCGATGGTGTACAGAATCGCGCCGCACACGTCGTCATTCTCGCTCATTTCCCGGAATACCTCGATTCCTCTTTTGCCTTGCAGCTCTTTCAGGAATTCTTCTGCGAAAATCCCAGCGTACCTGCGCTGTCCTATCGCGCCATATTCTTTCATGCTCTCTCCCTCACCTTGTCCACGGGCTTACGCGGTCTGCTCCGTAATTCCTCGGAGGCAGGCTTGTGTTGTTTCCCGCGCTCATGTAGTTAATCGCTTGCGTCATCGCGTCCACGTCGTCGTCGTGCGCCGCATTCGGAAAAGCTGCGCATTCCTCCAAAAAGTCGTGTATCCACGGAGCCATCCGTGGGTTAGGCAGGAAGATGTTTCCCGCCTCAGCGTATGGTGCGATTGCCTGCGCCCGTACCACTTTCCCGCCTTGCGGGTCTATTGGTATCAGGCCGGAAATCTCTTTTTTCAGCAGCTCTATGACCGCCGTTCCATTGGCCTTGTCTTCCACGAGCTTCGCTCGCGCCCTCGGATGCTTCGCCGTCAATGTTCTAATGCTTCGCATCGTGTCGCTGATTCCCATGTGGTCATGTACTCTGTCCACAAGGTAGTAATTCGCGCCGGTTCTTTGCCACACGTGGCCCGCTACAAAGTCGTGATTATCTCCGTCTTTGAACGTACAGTCCCAACTCTGCACTTGAGTGCCGGATTCCGGCAGCTTGTCGTAGAACTGGAACCAGCTCCGCTTCAGGATTCCACCTTCTGCCGGTGCTGGCCTCTGCTGATACAGTCCGGCAAATGCGTAGCTGCCGACTTTGCCCTTCTGCATATCCAGCCATTCTTCATCGTACCCGTTTTCGGGCCACAGGCTTTCGCCCTCTTTCCGGCCCAACAGGTCGTTTTCGTCTTCTGCGACTGCTGGTAGCTTTACTATGTCCCAATCCAGCACCGGGCCATATTCCCCTCGCAGTAGCCGTCCGCACAGGTCATCCTCGTGCCATCGGGTCATCACGATAATGACCGGGCTTCCGGGATGAACACGGGTTGAGAATGTGCTGGTATATTCATCCCATACCCTGTCGCGCATCGTCTTGCTGTCCGCTTCCTGCCTGTTTTTAATCGGGTCGTCGATAATCATCAGGTCGGAGCCTTCGCCGGTTGCCGCACCGCCGAAGCCTACCGAGATCATGCCGCCTCTGCGCCGGTCTAAGTCCCAGTTGCTTGCGCTGTGGTTTATCTGGGAAATGCCGATGTTCCAAAGTCTGCTGCCAAACTCTTCGACTTTTTCCCGGTTCTTTCTCCCGAACTTCTGCGCAAAATTGTCATTGTAGCTGACCTCCATCACCCGCCTGTCCGGGAACCGTCCGAGGTAGTAGCTGGGAAAGGTTTCTGTGATGCACATGCTCTTCCCGTGCTGCGGGGGCATCCATACCATCAGGTTCTTGATTTCCCCCCTGACCACCGCATCAAGCTTTTCGCACACCAGCCTGTGGTGTCTTCCCGGTATCCATGCGCCGTGATGGACGTATTGGCAGTAATTGACGAACCGTCTCCGCGCCCATTCCTGTTGGAAGTCTGCCGGGGTTGCTATTGGGAGCCGTCCTGCCATTCTAATTTCGCTCATTGGCTTTCGCCTCCGAACTTCATGCACAGCTTTTCGTACTGCTCCAGCTCTTCATCCGTCATTTCGCTCATGCGCTGCCGGATGCCGTCCGCATCCATCAAAACTTCTTCATTCTGTTCATCCTCCATTCCGCTACGACGGGCAACCTCTTCTGCTCTTGCCTCTAACATTTCTGCCTCTGCCGTTTCGCCTGCCAGCTCCACGAGGAATTGGTAGCTCTTCACGTCGCCCTTCATGCCCTTCTGTGCAATGGCAAGCGTGATAATCTCTCTCATATCCGGGTTCATCTTCCGCTTGCTCATTCCCATCCGCTGTAACGTCGTCAGCAGCTCTCGTGGGATTTCCGGCTTGTAGGACAGTATCCGCTTCGCTGTCTCTCTCGCTTCTCTCTTTGCCCGTCTGGCGGCTCCGCTGGCGATGCCGCCCTTCCTGCCGTTCTTCTTGGCTTCTTCTCGGCTTTGATCGGAGGTGAACGGTATCAGATTCTGCTCGTTTGCCATTTCACCGCCTCATTTCTGCCGCTCAGGCCGTCGCTGCCTGCGCCATGGCCCGCAATTCAGCGCCCAGATAGAAGCGTTTCAGGCGTTTCGTCTCATGGATAAGGCCCGCCAGCCATTCTCTGTCTTCGCGGCTTTCGCATACGATTGCGACGTTGAATGCCTTGATTGTCGTGGCTTCTGCATCGTCTCTGTACTCTTTGAATTCCTCTTTGTCCGGTTTGTCCGGTGTAATGTCTCTCTCCGAATAGAAGAGCTGTTCTGCCTCATTGAATCCTGAAAAATCCAGATCGAATCCGACTTCGGACAGCGCGGTCATTTCCTCCACCAGCTTGTCGTAATTCCATCCGGCGATCTCTGCTGTCTTATTGTCCGCAATCCGAAATCCGCGTATCTCATCCTCTGTCAGGCCTTCCGCGTATGTGCATGGAACCTCTTCCATTCCGAGCATCTGTGCTGCTTTCAGTCTCGCGTGTCCCGAAACAATCACGTTGTCGTGGTCAATGATGATCGGGTTCTTGAATCCGAATGCCTCTATGGCTTTCTTCAGCTTCAGTGCCGTCGCTTCATTTTTCCGTGGGTTGTTCTCGTATGGTGTGATGTCGCTGACCTTCTTCATCACAATTTCGAGCCTGCTGTTTTTGTCTCCCGTTGGTTTTTTCTTGACCGCCATCTGACTTTTACCTCCGTTTCTCTGTTTCTTTTTATATAATTCCTCTTTTATTATTATTACGGTAGGGTATATCTATATATAATATAATATATAGTCGGTCGTAACTTGCTTCTCTTTCGCGTTTAACGCCGCATTTAACGCGTTCCTTCTGTCCGAGCGTAGGTTTTCCCGTCAACGTCCTTTAAGCTAATCTCAGGCTTATTCAGGACGCATTCTCTACGATTCCTGCTCTCATCCGTTCAGGTGGCATCTTTCACACGGGCTTATATACGTCTTTGTGCTGTCGTACTCGTATATGATGTCGCCGTTTGCGTCTTTTCCTGCCGGTTTCATCACTCCACCGAACAGCGTGTACGGGCTTTGTCCGGCGTACGGGTTGTTCCACAGGTATCTCAGATAGTCCCGCATTGTCATATACGTGAACTTCGCTCTATGCTCCACGCTAATCGTGTTGAAGCCTTCCGCGTCCCTGTATGGGAAATTCAGATGCCCCATGTCCGCGTCGATCTCCGCAAAGGTCACTCGCCCGTTCTTTTTGCACTGTTGCAGCGCGTAGCTGAAATTCCCTCTGCTGTAATTGTACCGTGGGTCTTCCGGTAATCCGCAGCAGCAACTTCCTGTGCAGGCCTCTTTGTAATGCGCGTCACTCACGTAGTACCGCATCCCGAGTTTTCGGCACAGTTCGTCCATTTCCCGGATGTACTTCTCTTTGACTTTCCTGTTCAGCCTCAGGTAGCCGCTCCCGTTGCTGTACTTTTTGTAAAAATCAAAGATATCGAATCCTGCGCATTCGCTGATGATCTCGTAATTCTTCCGCGCCACCACGCTTCGCGCTTCGAGGCAGAAGAACTCCGTTGTTACCGCCGTCGCGCCTGCATCGTGCGCCGCGACGATCAGATCTTTGTAGTCTTTGCTGCTCACTCCGATTATGAACGGCCTCAGGCGTAACGTACTTTCGCCCTTATTGAGCTGGGAATAGATTTTCATCGCTTCCAGCCGCGCCTTCGGACTAGGTACGCCTTGTTCGATCTTCGCGGCCTTCTGTTCATCCAGCGTGATAATGCTGAATTTCATGTTCCAGTTGTCCGCGCCCTCGAACACCCTTGTGTACCGTTCGTCGTGGAATACCCACGCGCTTTTCGTGCTGAAGCATATCGGGTAATTCATCTGCCGCAGGAATTTCATGATTTCCAGCGTGATTCCGTACTTCTTCTCAAATCCGTCAAACTGATCGCTCAGGCCTCCCCACTGGATGGGCCTGCGCTGCCGTATCCATTCGTTGAATTGGCTTTCCCTCTCCAGCGAAAACAGCTTCTTGATCTTTTCCGGGTTCACGCTCCGTACTACCTTGTTCAGGTATTCCTGCCGCTTCTTTTCGCCGCCTATAGCCCGCTGGTACTGGCTAAACACAATCATTGGGTTTTCTGCACATATGAACAGTAAAATCAATGCGTTATCGTCGCTGCTGGAATGTATTGTAGCTCAGGAGTAAATCCCATTTCCTTGAATAACTCGATGTCTTTCATCCTGGTATTATGCAGCTTCCATTGCTCATCTTCATAAACCATCCTCATATGTCCAGATTTGATCAAGATATCAAATGTAGATATACTTGATCTGTTCAATGCTTTTACAGCTTCATTCAGTCGTGAATGAATCAGTCCAGTTACGAGCATGATGAAATCAAATCCATGTTCACAGTAATAGTCCTGAAACTTCAAGTTTTTAAAACCAGCATCATTTTTTATGTAGTTGTTGAATGTTTCAATCGACCATCTGTCCTTATAATCAGAATAAACCTGACATGCCGGTTGGCCTGTAGTATCCTGTAACACATACACACCCCACCAGTCACAATACTTTTCATAGTTTTCCTTAGTGTAGTTTCCACCTTCAAGATCAATAAGCTGCTGATAGTTCTTACGTTTCGAATTGTTTTCATCAACATCCATGAAAACAAAGATACGTGTCTTATCGTTAATCTTTTCCTCATAGTATACGATACGAGCTGTTTCCTTGCTGTTTGGTTTGTATATGAACTCGCCGGATGTATAAGCAAGAGTCTTTTTGATTCTTTTCCAGTCTTTGTTGGTACTCTTCAGGGGAATAATGTAGCTGTTACCATCCTTGGACATTAGCTCAAGAACCTTATCAGAAAAGAAACCGCGATCCACAACGAACTTTACATTCTTGAACTTTCTGCTTTCCAGAAAGTTTATGACACTCTGATTGTCTACACTTGATCCCCGGAATGTACGATACATGAGGGGGGATCGCTTCTCTGTATCATAAGCAATTAACAAATTAACCTGCCCGGATTTTAGCTCGTTTGCCTTGTAACCCAACTCTGCAAGATCATTGAGTAAGGAGCCGGAAGCAATGACATGACCATCTATTGCTACTTTCCCAGAGCAATTGTCAATAAGACTTTGCTCAAACTTCTGTACAGGATTTCCCCGCATTCCAAGATCGTGAAGAAGATTGGTCAGTGCATCATATCCCATCTTGAATGAATAGTTCCTGTACTGGATCGACATGATGCTTTCCATATAAAACTCACCAACCTGGTCCAGATGTACAAAGCCTTCTGCGCATAGGATGAGGCTGTATGTATATATCTGTGTAGCGCGGTCCGGAAGGAAGCATTCTTGAAGTTTTTCAAGGACGTCAACAGAAAGCACTTGAAGCAAAGCGTACTGCCCGTATGCTACATCTGTGATCTCATCGCTGAATCGCAATCTCTTTTGCTCTTCGAGTTCCTTCTGATAACGTTTGTTTGGAAAGAATCCCTCGTTCTCAACAATCTTTCCAATAAGCTGCCCCCAGTCGTTACTCCATTCACCGTTTGGAAGCTGAACGGCGCTGTATCTATACACACGGTAAACACCATTTCCATCATTTCTGAGGCGAACACACTTACATGGTCTGTACTGCAGAATCTCTTCTGGGATTGAGGATTTGCGGCCCATCGTACGTCTCCTTTGCATATGTGCATTTAGCACGTTTCATATGTGCATATTTTAACAGAGACGAACGAAAAAGTCAACCATTTTCAAAGAAAAAATGGCGTTAAATCTACAAATTGTTGAGGTATTTTCAAGAATCAATACCAGATATGACATCTGAGACCAAAACTATGCATTTTCATATGTGCAAAAAGTCAAATGATCGTGGCTAAAGCAATACACGCACCCAAACGAGCAGTTTGAGTACGTGTCAAACGTCATCGGTAGGGAACAGTCCGCTATTTCGTTTGACCATCGCGGCGAACCGTAATCGTGCTTTATCTGACCTTGCATGGTTATTTCTCCCATTCTCTTTTTCTGATTACCGCCATCGGTTCATGTTTTTCCTCCGTTATTCTGATATCCTCTTCTGTCGGTAGCGGCATCTTCATCTGTCCTGCCTTATCTGGTAAAAGTCCGGGCCGTATCGGTAGCGAGCTGCATTTCGCACACGGATTGAAAGCCCTGTCTTTCTGCATCAGCCGCCTTCGCGCCGCTTCTATCCGTGGGTGGTAGTACGCCTGCTCAAAGGTTTTGCACTTCATGATGTTTGTTACCGGGTATTCTCCGCGAAAATCGTTACAGCATAATGCAATCCCGCCGTCCCATCGCACTGCGAAATCCCGGAAGATTTCGCTGCATGGCTTTTTGAGCGGTTCTGCCGTTGGCTTCATTCCGACTCCAGCATGATTGTTCAGCTTCCGGCTCATTACTTCGAATTTTCCGTCGATCGGAGGGGCTATAAGCACCCTCTTTCTGCCGCTGCGCTCAAAGATATGCACTCCGGGTTTGAGTATTTCTACCTTGTGCCGCTGGATTCCCGGAATTTTCATGACCTGCTCCCCGATCAGGCTGTCTGTATATTCATCGAACATGATCGTATCCAGTCCTGCCTTGAACATCTTTTCGAGCAGTTCCGGCTTTCTCAGTACCATAATCCCGTTCGTAAACATCACCATGAGAACGTCCGGTAATCTTCTCCGCAAAATCTCTATGCACTCCGCTACGTGCGGATGTAGCGTTGGCTCTCCGTGCATCGCCAGTAGTATCCTGCCCTTGTATCCGAAATTCTGTAGCAGTCTGGCAGTGTGTGCGAGTGTTTCTGCGCTTGCGTAATAGAATTTCTTTTCCAGTCCGCGTGTCGCGCAGAATTCACAATCCCGGTTGCATCCTTGAACGAGTTCGATCTGTATGCAAAACGGGTAATAGGCTTTCTTCATCCCCCGCTCACCGCTTTCTGTGGAGCCTGAATGCTCTTGAATGGGATGCTCTGGAACTTTTCATCCCTGATCTTCACCCTTACTTCCCACGGCTGGCCTTTTTTCGGGGCGAAAATTTCCGGGTAAACCTTGCACAGGATTTTGACCGACCGCAGGTTTTCGTCCTGATGCCATTTCTCCCTGTACCCGTTTTTGTCTTTGTTATGGTCTGCCGTCACCGCCAGATTGTTGAACCGCGCTACGCGACATCCATGCCGCAGCATCCGTCCGCACAGCTCCGCGTCTTCTTTCGTCTCGTATCGTTCGTCAAACCTCTGTGGGAAATTCCGGGCGAACCCGAATATCGTGTTGACCGTGACCCTTGTACTTACATCGTCCGACATGAAGAAGGCATTGGCGACCGGGTATATTCCGAAAATGTTTGTCCGCAGGTTCCGCGTCTGGTCAAAACACCTGTTGAATGCGAATGCGAGGTCGATTCTCTTCTCGAATCCGACCAGCCCTCCGTCCTTCATGTAGTGAATCATCTTCACGTCGTCATCCATCATCAGGATATTTTCGTCTTTCAGCCAGTTGAGGATGTTGTTCCGGGCCGTGACTCCGCGTGTCGCCGGTACCATGACTATGTTTGCCCTGTCTCCGTGCGCCGCGTTGTATTCCTTCAGGTCTTTCTCCGTTTGCGTGAATATCCAAATTTTCTCTTTCGGCACTCCCATCTTTGACAGGTAATCCAGCGTTGTCTGTCTGTTTACCCTGTTATAGCTCGGTATCGCGTACACGTACTTTTCCATTTTCTGCCTCCGCAACTCTTTTCCTCAGCTCTGTACTGCTGAGGTTGTGTCCGCGCCGGTTGTATATGATGGGCTTTCCGCGCCGCTGGCATATGTCCTTCCCTGTAAACTCTTTTCCTTTGTAATCCTCTCCAACGAACCGCACATCATATTCCAGCATTTCCAGTGCCAGCTCCAAATCCTTCTCCCCGTCCAACGGGATTACGATGTCCACGCCCTTGCAATGGCTTAACCGGTACCACCGCTCGAACGTGCTTTCGATGGGCCTGTTCTTTTCCGGCCTGTCCGTTGGGTCGCATATCAGCCCCACAATCAGCGTATCGCATTGCATGGCGCACTCCGCGATCATCGCTATGTGTCCGGGGTGAAGCAGGTCGCCGACCACTGACGTAAATCCTACGACCATTTTCTGTACTCCTTTATCAATTCGTCCACCACTCTGTCCACCGTCTTCTGTTCTTCCGCTGTCCTGTATTTATAAAGCCGAATCCAGTGTGTAATTTCCAGCAGCGGTATGATCTTCCGGTGTTGCGTATATTCGTCGAACTTTCGTCTCAGCCCGCGCAGGTCTGCCTTCCCGTATCCGAAAATCCTCTCGTATCCCGTCAGGGAGAAGCGGATTTTGGCAATGTCGAGCAGATGGCTCGAATAGTCGGCTTTGTTGTTCGGGTCGATCACCTTCAGTCCGTCTTTGCTGCGAATGATATTCGACAAGCTCAAATCTCCGTGGCAGAAGCTCGCCTGATCTTCCAGCTCGCGCCGGTTCCGCATTACTTCGCTCACCACCCACCGCGTAGCTTCGCTGCTTTTGTGGCTCATCAGGTTCCGGCAGTATCCTTCTACATCCTTCCTGCCGTCCGGTATCATCGCGAAGCAGAATGGGATTTTCAGCGCTTCATAGATGTCCTTCTTTGTCGCGCCGTCCGCAAGCGTTTCGCCCTCTATGTATTCCATGAATAGCGTGTCCAGCGTCCGGGAATACAATTTCGGTATCCGATCTCCGAATCCGTAACTTTCCGCTCTTCGGTACCATTCCTCTTCTGCCGTCGCTTTCGAGGTTTTCTTTACGACCGTCTTTCCTTCCAGCCAAATCCCGCTGCCGCTGCCGCCGCGCATCGGCCTGAATTCTGCCGCAAGGAATGCTTCGAGACTCATCCCTTTGTCGTCTATGTACCAGTCTCCGAGCGGTTTCCCGAATATCAGCTCATCGTACTGTACTCCGTGCCTGTCCAGCCAATCCCTCAGCACATCTTCATTCCGCTCTTTTATGAGTTCAATGTCGCCGTGGCAACTGTTCTGGCCTCTTGCCGTGTACAGCTTTATGTAATACCCTTCTGCCTTCAGTCTATTGATCTTGTCTATCACCGGCTGAATCGGTTCCGCGTTTGGGTAATCGCGGTTGTGGTGAATGCTGATGGTATCGTCAACGTCAAACACCAGCGTCCTCTTCTCCATCGTCTTCACCTTCCAGCATCTTCCGAACCTGACCAGCCGTGTATCGCATCCGCAGTTCGCCGGTTTCCCCGATCATTTCTGCGACCTCGGCTTTTTCTTCATCGTCCTTCAGGCTGAATATGACCACCAGCTCTTCGTCTTCGTCGCCTTCCGGGACTTCTTCATCGTCGCCCTCATCCATCGGGAAGTCTTCGCCGCTTTCCGCTTCCGGTGTGTCATAATCTTCCGGGGCCGCGCTGAAATCGAAGCTGCTCATGTCGATGCCGCTGATCTCGAATTCATCGAATCCGGTTTCCATCAGGTCGAATCCGTTGTTCTTCAGGCTCTCAAATTCCTTCGCCAGTGCTTCTGTATCCCACTGGCTGTCTTCCTGTGTCCGGTTGTCTTCCAGCCGGAAGGCTTTCGCCTCGTTTTTGTTCAGGTCATCTGCCCTCACGCACGGAATCTCCGTCATCCCCAACTGGATTGCCGCTTTCAGCCGGGTATGGCCCGCAATCAGTACGTTATCCTTGTCCACGATTACCGGGTTTCTAAATCCGTACTTTTTGATCGACCTCGCTACGCTTTCGACCGCCTTCTCATTGTCTCGCGGGTTGTTCTCGTACTCCCTGATCTGATCAATCGGGATGTACACAATCTGGACGACCGTTTCCTTCATGCTATCCCCTCCGTTTATTCTTTTATACGAAAATCGCGCACCCTGTTCGGATGCGCTTCGCGTTAGTGTAATGTTAACAGACGAATTTTCGTTTGTCAATACGCAAAAAGGTAGCAAATCGGTTGCATTTTCGTCGCGATTTCGTATTTTTTAATCATTTTTCTGCTCTTATGGCTTTCCTGAACTCCCTCAACGCGATATCCAGCCCGCTTCTGATGCCGTAATGGTAGCTGTATGTGTAATCCGGGCTTTTGAGCAGGCCGTCCTGCTGCTCGTATTCCTCTTCGAGTTTGTTCAGGTATCCTTCTTTGTCGAACCCATGTACCACCGGTTCCTTCATCCGGGCCAGTGCTTCTTCCCACAGGTCTACCACCTCATCGCTCCATTCGGATTTCTCTTTGTCAAAGAAATTGTCTTTATAATTCCATATAAGATGCAGCAGCAGCCATTCGTTGTCGCAGGATGCTATCCTGTCTTTCGTCAGCTTTTGATTCTCCACTTTGCTTTCCTCCGTTGCTCCGTCGTTGGTTTGTCGCTCCATACTCGCCATTCCAGCCCATATATAAACGTTCCATTCCAATCTCTGCTGATGTGTCCCCGCGTAAGATACTGGTGGAATAGTTCGCCGCGCTTTCTGAATTCCATCCATTGCAGGCTCGGAGTCGGCAGCTCTTTCACCTCTTCAAGCGTCATAACCCGTGCCTGTGCTTTTTTCTTCTGCTCAGGTTTCTTCTCCATTCTTCGCCCTCAGCTTCTTCAGCTCTTCTTCGCATTTCTCTATGTGCCTCTGGTGCTTCCGCTTTCTCTCTTCGAGCATCTTGATCGTCGCCTCGTAGAGTTCGTCTTCCGGGAAATTCCGCACGTATGTATGTGTTCTCCGCGTCTCTGTTGCAAATGATGCCAAATAGGCATTGTTGACCTCGATGCCGTATTTCTTCGCAAACTCCGTCACATTCATCTTCTCTGCCTCCTATTCTGCCATCTTGTAAATCTTTTCCATCGCTGCCTTCTTCATCCTCCGTACTCCATCTTTGCTCGTACTGATGCCATGCGAATCCCTGAGTCCAGTTATGATTTCCGCGTAGGTCTTCTGCTCGAAATAGCTCTGCTCTATCAGCCACTTCTCGCGTTCTGTGAGGCCACTCAGCCATGATTCCACGAACACCACCACGATCTCTTTTTCGTGCAGCTCGCTTTCCATGTCTTTCAGCCGTTTCTTTGCTTCGCCTAACCCCTGAGGCACGTATCCCGCCGCCAGCATCAGTCCCATTCTTTCAGTCGGGTTTCCGACTGACGTTCCATGGGGCATTCCGTCCATGCTTACGCCGCCGCTGTTTGCAAGGTCTGACGCGAGGCTTGCCTCCCACATTTCGATGTCCGCTCTTACTTCCGGTATTGCCTTCTGCAGGAACCCGCATCGCCCTGTGTACTCTTTGTATTCCCTCAGCATTTCCTCAGCCTTTTCCGCTGTCATGCATTGCCCTCCCTTCAGAATGGTAAATCATCCGGCTCCACCGACGTATACCCGCTGTATCCCGCCGCTGCCGGATACGGCGCATTCTGCGGTGCTATTGGCGGTTGACTCTGTGCCGGGGCTGTTGCTGCCTGCTGACCTTCTCCCTGTCCATCGGCCTGTCCGCTGGACAGAAATTCAACGTTTTCCGCTATGAAATCCGTCGTGTATATCGTCTTTCCATCCTTCTCGTACTGGCCTGTCTTTACGTGTCCGACCACTCCGACCTTCCGGCCTTTTGACAGGTATTTCGCGCAGTTCTCCGCTGTCTTCTCGTAGCACGTAATCCGCACGAAATCCGCGCCCTGTTTCCCTTCCGCGTCCTTATACGGCCTGTTCATGGCGATGCTGAATTTCGTCTGAGTCTTTCCATTCTGCATCACCGAGCTTTCCGGGTCGCGTGTCAGGTTTCCTACAAACGTGAATATATTCATCCGCTATGCCTTCTTTCGTCCAAATTTGAGATTTGGCGGCTTCTGTTTTTCCACCCTCCATCCGCTCGCTTTTGATTCTCCGTGGAGCGAGAGGGACGTTTAATCGAATTTAACGATCATTCTCTGCTCTGTGCAAGCTTCTCTCTTCCGAGAATCCGTCCGGGTATCGCGCTTTCAGTTTGTCGATGTTTTCCTGCGCCACGAATCCGAGGTCGAATCCGTGAACCGTACATAGCTCCGCGATCATCCACAGAACGTCCCCGATTTCCTTCACCAGTTTGTCTCGCTCCATCGGATGTCCCTGATATTCCTTCTGGAACAATGCGTGGATTTCCCCAACCTCGCTGGCGAGTCCGAACAGCGAGTGCATCAGTTTCTGCTTCGCTGTCAGTTTGTTGTTTATCGTCCGTGCTGCCAACTTCTGGTAATTGCTCATGTCCATTGCTTTCTGTCCTTCCTTCCCTTACGAGTTCTCTATGTTTAATCCACTGTATTTGCAATATGTCATCGTATCTCCCGTTGTCTGGAACGGGTATGTCGCATCGACCGCCTTCCTGATGGGGCAGCTCCACATTTCTCTGCCGCTCTTTTCGCAGGAAAAGCATTCCCAGTCTATCGTCTTCTGAATCAGCATATCAAGCTCTTTGCATGGTACGCAGGCGTAATCGTCGCTCTTTTTCCTGCGCCCGTTCGGCTTTTCGAACTCAGTGCTTACCCGGATGTGAGGCAGCTCTTCCCGAACCATCCTCAGCTTGTCTATTGGTATCGTCTCCAACATCGTCTGTATGATCTTCTTGGTTTTCTCCATCACGTCGTTTAGCTCTTCCCAACATCCGGGCCGCATCTTTGCCCGTTTTTCCAGCAGCCCGATGTGTTTCGCTACCGCGCTCATGAATCCGAAAAATTCCCTGAGCGCGTAATATTCCCTCTCTGTCAGCGGCATGGTTCCGGGTTGATCTCTGCTGTTCATCCGTCGCGCCTCCCTATCTCGCGTGTTCGTTCCATCCGCACCCGTTAATCTCGTGGCACTCCCGGCCTCTGTATTCGCACATCGGAACCAGCAGCCCGTCCAGCTCAGGCACGCACTCTTCTGCCGCGTTGCACATCATTTCGACCACTTCCCGTGTCCGTGGTGCCGCCTTGAAGCACAGCCGTTTGTTTGCCACATTCATCAGCTCTTCCGCGTTGCAGTAGAAAATCATATCCACCGGCGTATCCCGTCGTGCCGCGTCTCCGTCTATCCTGTCCTGCCTGTCATTTCTCAGACTGCTCACGAATGGCGTTGCATGAACGTGCCGCACCAGATGTGTTGCCGTGTTGCTGGGAATGTCTTCGATCAGGAACGCGAAATTCAGTACCCTAATCGGACTGTGCCTCGCGTCCAATGCCTGCGCCACCAACTTTGATGCCGGTAATGTTTTCGGAGCCTCTTTCTTTCCCATCGTTATCCAGATGCACCTCTTGAACAGCATCCGGTCGCTGTCGTCCGGGCCTTTGATCAGCGTAACCTTCATCGTCTTTCACCTCTCTCGTATGCGTCAATGTATGCGTTCGCCTGCGCATTTACCTCTTCTATGCTCTGTCCTTCTTTCGGCCCTACGAAAAATGCCGGTGGGATGGGGAGCTTTTCATCCTGCGGTTTCCATATATGCAAGCAGTACGGATGATGGTTTACATAATCTTTTTCTGCCGGATGATACTCCACGCAGGCTTCTTCCTTCCTGAAGAAAATATCCTTCACTCTGCACATTTCGTCCCACGTCGGGCAGCGACTGGGCCAGCTCACTGATACGTGATCCCACCCGCCGCCATTGCTCCAAATCACCCGCGCCTGCTTTGACGCGCGTTTCGGGTCGAGGCATGGCAGGAATCCTCTGCCACCGTCGTAGCTTGTCGCCTCCACCAGTACCTTCCCGCTCCTGATAATCTCTCCCAGTGTTTTCATCCTTCGCTGCCCTCCGTTTCTTCTGCCTTTTTCCTCACCAGCCTGCCGCACATCGGGCAGTAGTTGATCTTCGCGCTCATCATCCCAATCGCCTGTCCATTTCTTCCGAGGCTGATCGTCGCCATTCCTCCGCAGAAGAATATGGACAAGGTATCTCCGGTGCTGTCATTCTGGAATCTGTTGCAGTTGTAATTCCCTTCATTGTCTGAATGGCACCATCCGCATTCCTTCTCTTCCATCGCTTCATCCCTCCATATCGTCATCATCTTCTGTCTTCAGCGGTTCGCCCGTCACAAGGTGATTCGCTATCGCGCACGTGGCCCAGAACAGCGCATCGATGTCTCTCGCGTGTCCGGGGCTGTTATCGTCGATGTATCCTTCCGCATCCGCGAGGAAGTCTGCCGCTTTCCGAAAGTCTTCTGCCGTATATCCGTGGAGCTTCAGGTTCTTTTTCTTTTTCTCCCCGATAAATACCGTCCCATCGATCTCCAGATACGCAATGTCTCTGTATGTCCCTGTCCTGAGTCGTCCGTCGATGCCTTTTATCCGTATGTAGGCTTCCTTCGTGCAGGAAACTGTCTTGAAATCATTCCCGCGCCGCACGGACAGGATGCCGTTTTCCCAGCAGACGTTGAAATTTCCGGCGATGCACCCCTCTTCCATCTGCTGTTCGTACTGCCCGCTGTCCGGCTCCGTCTCTCTTTCCGTGTATGTCTCGAAAATGCACTTAACCTTCGCCATCTTGCCCTCCTACCAATTCGTCGTGCAGGCCTTGCAGGTCTTTGATAATCTCTGGAATCTGCTTGATGACCTCTTCCCGCGTTCCGCCGTTTGCTACCGTTCGCCAGCAGTATCCTTTTCTGCCCCACGGGGAGTTCATTTCCGGTGGATCGATCGGTTCTACCTTGATGGAAATGTGATATCTGTCCGGCTTGTCTGTTGGATATTCCTGCCGGTCGAGCTTTGCTTTCCCGTTGATGATCGGGTATCCCTTTTCCAGCTCTCTTATCTGCTGGTTCAGCTCATGCCGCTGCTTCCTCAGTTCTTCAAGCCTCGTCATTCCGCTGCCCGCCTCCTGTCCTCTGGTAGAGTTCTGTCCCTGACCTTCCACTCGCGCCCTTCGAACCGTCGCGCCGCCATGTACAGCTCTTTCGTCTTGAAAAGCTCTTGGAGCTTGTCGATGCAGTAGCATTTGTCTTTCTCGCAGTCTTGACATTCGCGGTCGTAAGACTCGCAATCCGGGCAAACAAATACTCCGCATACCTCTCTGCATCCCTCGCAGAAATCATCCATTGTCATGCCTTCATCCGGGTCTACGAGATCGTATATCTCTCTGCATACCTCGCTGCATCTTATGTGTTCTTTCCACGGATACAGCTCCCCATCGAATTTCAGCTTCGCGTAATTGTATTTCTCCAGCGGCAGAATGTTCTCACCGCACAGGTTACATCTGTGAACCTTCCGCGCCGTCCGCACCGTTTTCTCAATCTCTTCGACCATCTGACGTTTCGCCTCCGTTCAGTTTCCTGTCCCACGGGAATTCCTGCCTGAAATCGTCGCCCATTATTCCCCTGAGCGATTCCTTCATGAATACCGGCCTCCCTGTGTATTCGCACTCCATAACGATGCTGTCGATCCATTCTTTTATCGGAACCGTCTTTCCTTTTCTGTTCCCCGTCTCAGCCCCGATGATTACCCAATCTGCCGGTGTGTGGGTAGAGAAGCCCGGCTGCATCTGCTCCTGAATCGGCTCGATGCTGACGAAGAGATTTAGGCACGGACACTCGTCTGCGTGTTTGAACGTCCAGAGCTGATCCTGTTTGGTTGCCGAGTACCCGTACCAGTGTTGCCGGGGGAGCAGATTTTTCTCTGCCAGATCAATATATCTTGACGGGTTCTTCGTCAGGAACAGATACCGGTGTTGCGGTGCTGCTTCACAAGCATCGAAAACAGCTTTTATCCAATAGTCAGGAACCCATCTTCCAAACAGGTCGGCCATGCTGCACACGAAGATCGTCTTCGGAGTCTTCCACTGCTGCGGAACATCCAGCGCATACCTGTGAAACGTCGGTTTGAAATCGAACGGGTACGGCAAGAACTTTCCATTTGCAATCGGCTTCTCTTTGATCGAGAATATTTCTGCCTCTTTCATAATCGGAGCCTTGCTGAATCCACTGCCGAACCTCTCTGCTATGCGCCGCGCATAACAGTATTCGCATCCGTGCAGACAGCCTGTTACCGGGTTCCACGTGCTGTCGCACCAGTCTATCTTTGTCTGCTTTCCCATTGGCTATCCCTCCGTTCGTGTTGTTCCGCAAAGAATATCCCGAATGAATCTGACCAGTTCCTTCAGGTCTTCCGGGTATGGAAAATATGCGCATTCCGTCTCTTCGCAGTGATCGTTTTCGAGGCATTTCTCTATCCGCATCACCGCCGCATCTACCAGCTTCATGTTGTATTTGTTCGGGTCGATCGTTCTCATCGTCTTCTCCCTCAGCGGTCGCCTCGCCGCTTAATACGTCAAGCAGATGTTTATCCTCAGTTCTTTCGCCATCCACTGGATTCCGTCCGGGGTCATCTTGTAATTGACGGATTCCTTATAGTCTGTCCGCTTCGCGTACCCTTCTTTGACCATCAGCTCCCACGCTTCTTCAGGGTGCGCCGCGCTGAAATAATTCCTGTACGGGATGTAGACCTTTTCGCCGTGCGTTCTGTAGACTTCCTTTGAGTCCATGCCAATGGTGTGTTTTGCCAAATCGAGGCATATCTCTTTCTCTCTGTCAGTCATCTTCGTCCTCCCTTGCTGCGCACTGTTCTTCTATTGGACACTCAGCACATCCATGGGTAATTGTCATCGGGCAATCGGGTTCCTCTTCCTTCTCCGCATCGCTGCAATACTCATCTGCAGACCATCCACCGCCGTGCCTTACGCATCTGGGCTGGATAAAATCATCGTTGTCTGTGATCTTGCCGGGTATCCAGTGTTTGCAATCCTTACAGTGCGTGATTCTGTCTTTCCGCTCTTCCAGCAGCCTCTTCGCCGTCTTCATGGCGTTTGTTACGTTCATCCATCCGGCGAATTTATGATGGTCGTTTTCTTCAATCCATCTGATTGCTGTCTCAATATCAATGATTGCGCTGTCGATCTTGTCCATTAAAGCCTCCTAATATGATAGTCACTGACCTCTTTTATCCATGCCCGTCTTTCTCTTCCAAATTTAAACGCCTTTGGGATTTTGTGCCTTGCAAACCATCGGACATTGCGGTGTATCCGCTTCTTTGCTGTTCTGACTTTCATGATAGCGCCAAATCCTTTTCTCCTATTGCACCAGCGTTCCATTTGTGTAGAGCTTCCCTTTGCTGTCCGTCGCAACGATCTTGATAGTTCCGTCGTAAACCCCTCTGAATTCCTTCGCGGCTTCCGGTTCCATGAATCTTCGCGCCTTCTCCAGCTTTGCTGTGCAGACCATGATCTTTATGCCCTTTTCCTGTGTCGCGCTTTCGATGTATCCATGTTTCGTCCTTATGACATATCCGGCGAATCCGTCTGTTACCATGTGCTTTCCTTTCTGCTTTCCCAAGCATCGCACGATTCTTCCGGCAGCATGAAATCTGCCCTGTGTTCACTCTTCCCGTTGCAGCAGGCTCCGCTGTATACCGTCCAGAATCTGCACGTATCGCATATTTCGTCTTCCTTCTGGCTGTACTTTGTAATCTCGCCCGTGAGCTGATTGAACCTCAGTATTTCGCCATCGGTCTTCTTTGCCATCTTTCGGGCTTCTGCCGCGTTTTTGAATTTCTTCGCATCGTAATATGACGCGGAGAATTTCGGGAATTTGTTTCTTTCCGGGCCGCTGCTGTATTCCGTCTGGAAATACAGCCCGTCCTTCTTAACGATAAAACAGTCTTTAAGCTTCTCCATGCCATTCTTCTCCGTCGTAGTTATTTCTCAGCACGTCCCACGCGTCCCATGCGAAATATTCGCTCTCGTAATCCTCTGTATCCAGATGGCATTTCGCGCATTCCACGTGCCACGGCTTGTCCGTTGCCGGTTCGATCTGCTCCATCCCCAGAATCATTATTCCGTTGCATCGCGGGCAACTGTGGAATGGCAGGCACTTCTTTTCCTCCATAAACGTGAATGTCTTCTTCATCGCTCTGCTCCCCCTTCTCCGCATCTTTCGATGCACTCTTTACATTTCCGTGGTGTCTTTTCTCCCTTGAGAATCCTATGGTATAGCTGACAGTTGTAAGCTCCCCACTTCTTTGTGTATCTGGCGAGGATGCACGGCTTCAGGTTTTCCCCTATGCACGTCATCCCTTCCGGTATCATGACCTCAACCTGTTTTCCCATTCTTCGCCTCCAATATTCTTTCGGCAAATTCACCTGCTTTTGCGGCCCATTGCATCCCTTCTTCCCCGAAATGATTCCTAATGGCCCGTATCTTTGCTTCCGGGGTGTCGTAAATGCACCTTCCATTCGGCCTGTCTTTTTTCTGGCATTCTCCGTCGTGGCGCATCCTGCATTCCCGGCATTCCATGATTCGGTCTTTCGCGATGTTTCCGCGTTCGATGTCCTGCATTTCTCGCGTCATCGCCATTATCACGATCAGTCGCGCCTTCTCCACGAATGCCTTTAGTTCCGGGGTTTCTTCCTTTTCGAGCATGAATTTCATCATCTGGTAAAATCTGATTATCGTGTCTGTTTCGTGCTGCCGCTCGTATCCGACTCTCATGCGCTCACGCCCTTCAGGTATCTGGTGATTTCCTGTGCTGCCTCTTCCCAGCCCTTGCAAACTACCGCCCGGTTTCCGGCCTCGTTCAGCTTGTCGAGCCAATCCTGCTGCGCCTCCGAAAGTTTGCCGCCCTTCCTGCGCTTCATTTCGATGTACAACGCATGGTAGCCGCCTCTTGCCACCGGTAAACAGATGTCCGGTACGCCTGCCTTCATTCCCTGTTCTTTCAGCTCGCGGCCCGTCCTGTATGATCGCAGTCCTTCATTCGGAACGTGGTATAGCAGCTTCAACTCTGGATGCGATGCCGAATTGTAAAACGCCCATTGCATCAGCGTCTTTTGCTCCACCGCCTCAGGTGGTACCGGCATTGCTTGCTTCGCCTTCCTCACGCTCTCACTCTCCTGTCCTGTCGATCATCATGTATCGCATCTTCTGTTTATCGAACAGGATGCAGCACACGCCTGTTACGCCTTGTCTCTGCTTTGCAATCCCTAAGCACTGGTACGTATACCCTTGCTGGACGTACCCTTGGAAATAATCTTTGTCCCTCGGGTCTACGAACTCATCCTCTTCATCGTATGGGTTGTGCAGGAATATCACGTTATCCGCGTCCTGCTCGATGCTTCCGCTGTCCTTCAGGTCTTCCAGCGTAGGCATCCTTGCCCTTGCGCCGCCCGCGAAACGTTTTACCTGAGCCAGCGCGATTACCGGGATTTTGAAATCCACTGAAATATCCTTCAGTGCCTTGCTGATCGCGCCGACTCTGAGCCTGTCCGCGTCGTATTTCTGTGCCGCGTCCATGAGCTGCAAATAGTCCACCACCAGCATGTCGATCTCTTTCCGGTTATGTTTCCGCTGTACCTCTGCTCTCAGCTCTTCGACGGTTCTGACCGTGAAAAGGAACTCGACCGGTAATGCCGCTGCTGGCCCGAGGGCCTGCGCCATCTTTATCCAGTCCTCTTCTTCAAATTCTGCTTTCCTGATCTTTGAACCGTTCACGCCGCTCGCGTAGGAGAGGATTCTCTGTCCGTACTGGATGTCGGTCATTTCCCGGCTCACGATTCCGACCCTGTATCCCTGTCGCGCTGCTGCCAGTGCAACGTTCATCCCGAACACCGATTTGCCGACCGCTGGCCTCGCTCCAATGACCGTCAGTTCGCCTCCGAAGAAGCCACCTATCACCCTGTCGAGGTTCCCAATTCCGCTTTGAATGCTCTTGATTTCGCCCTTGTATCGCTGTTCTACGTAGTTGTACGTCTCAATCAGAATGTCGCCTATGCTGTGCCACTTATGCCCGCCCGTGAGGATTTCGCTGCTCTTTGTCCGCAGTTCGTCCAGCGTTCCGTTTACGTCTTCTGTTGGGTCTTTGAGCTTTTCCGCGATTTTGCCCAGCAATTCTGTCGCTTTCCGTCGCGCTGCCAGTTCCTTCACTATCCGGCAATGGCTCTCTGCTGCCCATGGGGCCGCGTGGTTCAGCGCTGATATGATCGCGTTCGTGATTTCACCGGCCTTTTCTGGCTTGATCTTCTGTACTTCCTGCTCTACCGTCACAAGGTCTACCGTGAGGCCATCATTCTTTGCGAGTTTAACGGCCCTCAGAGCCGTTCCGTATGCCTCAAAGTAGAAATCCTCTTCCGTAAGCTCGGAGACGATATGAGCGCAATCCTCGTAACGAGAAACGATACTCCCGATCAGGCTTCCTTCTGCTTCCGGCGAAACATTCCCGTTCTGTGATGCCTGTGCAATCATCATTCGATCTTGATCGTTCATTCCTGCCTCCCTTAGTAGAAGCTCCCGGATATTGCCGGAGGTTCACTGGCTTCCGGTTGCCTTCGCTTTTTCGCGCTTTCAAGTCTCCGCGCAAGGTCTTTCGTATACGCCTGCGCTTTTTCCAACGTGTCGATTCCCTTTTCTTCCCACGTCAGCATAATCTTCCTCAGATACTTCCATGGGTTGTCTGCCTGTGCTTTGTTTGTAATCACAATCGCCTCGCATATAACGTCCGCGCCCAGCTTGTCCATCGACTGCTGCAATTCATCCAGTGCACTGCCGTTCGGTATCAGGCCGATGTTATGCTCGTAGCATTGCACCACCTTTAGCCATTCCGGGTCGATGCTGTCCATATCGAGTTCGAGGCTGTAATCCTCTGTTGGATTCTCTGTCTGCTTCGCCTTCATCCTCTGTCTGTAATCCCGCTTCCGGTTTCGTTCCTTCTCGCGGCTTTCTTCCCGTCGTTCCAGCAGCTTTCCGATGTAGTCCCTCCAATCGTGAATCATCACTTTCCCGTCCACGTCTTCAATGAATCCGGTTTCTTTCATCGCTCCAAAGAACGTTTCCGGGTCACCTGTCCATCCTGCCGCGTCTGCGATATCCTGTGCATCGAGATCAGTCAGGTCGCCGTTCTCTGTACCGTCTACGCACCACAGCCAGAACAGGCAAAGATGACCGATTGTTTCCGGCAATTCTGCCGGATATTCCAGTCCCAGCTTTCTGGTAAGCCGTCGCGTTTTCTTATGCGTTATCAGCGACTGGTGTAATTCTATCCATGCCATTTCCGCGCCTCCGTCGCTCAAAATGGTACTAATTCCAGCTCGTATGTCTTTCCGGCCTCTGCGGCCCATACATCGTCTATCCCCGTCGCCTGCTTCACCGTATCGACCATCAGCTTTTCGTCGCTTCTTTCGTCGCTCAGGTGAACCAGTACGATTGCCCGTGTCGCGTGTAGGTCGTTCGCCTCTAAGGCATCGCACAGCCGTCTCAGACTCATGTGGCTCTTTATTAGCCGGTTCCGTAGTTCCGGTGTCAGCTCTCCGCTTTCCTGCTGTTCGTTCATGATGCTCTCAACGTAATTGCACTCCACAATCCAGTAATTCACTCCGGGAAACGTCTGCTTCAGGTAGTACGTGTCCGTCGCGTAAATCACCGTTTCCTGCGTCGGGTTATACCTGATGAGCCATCCACATGGTTCATTTGCGTCGTGCTGCGTTTCAAACGGCATAATGGTGAATTGCCCTACCTGCTCCGCTCGTAGAGCCAGAGACGTATTTAACCGCGTTAAACTGCCACTCCCGACGATGCCCTTGATTGTGCCTGCCGTCGCGTATGTCGGAATGCCGAGGGCGGCGATTTCCTCCGCTGCCTTTGCATGATCTCCGTGTTCGTGCGTTATCAGGCATCCCTCTATCCGGCTCCATCCCTTCACGCCTCTCATGATCTGCTTTACTGGTATTCCCGCGTCCAGCAGGAGGAGCTGTCCGTCTGCCCCTCCTGCTTCCAACACGTAGCAGTTTCCGCTGCTGCCAGTCCCAAGTACCGTCAGTTTCATCAGAAGGGAATCTCATCCGAGGCTTCATCCATCGCCACCTGTACCGGACTCTTCGCAGGCGGTTCCTGTTCCGGCTTTTCCTGCGGAACCTCGATGACCTCTGCTTCCGGTAATGCTTTCGGGGCTTCCGGCAGCACCACCGCTGCGCCGTTTGCGTTCTCGCTTACCTCGGCCTCTACCACGTAATCAGCGAACTGAGCTTCCCGGTTCCTGATATACCTGTAGCTTTCGTCGATCTTCGCCGGGTCACGCGGGATATTCTTGCTTCCATAGATGGCCCGCTTCATCGTCTTCTCAAACATTTCCGGGAGCCATCCGTCAATCTCCACCTGCTGCTTCTCGCGCTTTTTCGTTTCCGGGTTGTACTTGTACTCTTCCTTCTTTCCTCCCCAGAATTCCGCTGCCGCGTATTTCGGCTTACGCTTCATTACGTCATTCTCATTGAACATCAGCAGCTTGTTCTTTGCGCTGTCAACATATTCGATGTATCCGAACACGCCAATGGGCCGTCCCCTGTCGAAAGGTTTCGGAATCTCGAACTCGTAGGATTCAATCGGGTTGCTGTGACTCTTCTTCAGCGGTACGAACCGGTCATTCTCATAAATGACTTCCACCGTCACCGCCCTGAACGGGTCGAGCGCGTACTTCTCTGCCTGATACCGGATGCCGTTGTATCCCTCCATCAGCGTAATGGTGTACAGGTTCCTTTTGTTGTCTTTGTACGGGATAGCGAACAGCGTATTGCCTTCCATCATGTCCAGCCCTACGTGCGCGTAGTGCGCTAAATCCTGCGCCAGCGCGGGCAGGTCAATCGTCTTCCAGCTGTAGGGGAGGGGGTTGTCCCACTTCTCATGATCGGTATTGGATTCATTCTTCCGAATCCGGGCCTCTTCTGCCGCTGCCAACGTCTGATCGATGCAGATGAAATAATTCCGTATCAGCATCTTTTCCCGCTCTGTAAACTGATGTGCGCTTCCGATGTCGTTATATTTCGCCATCACCATATTGGTGAATCGCTCGCTCGCGGATGCTTTCATTTCCTGCTCCGTCGTGGCGATGTTCGTGTTTTCCTCTGCCATATTACGCGACCTCCTTAATCGTGATGTTTTCGTCTGTGCTTACTGCCATCGTGATAATCTGGGAATCGATCTTCGGAATGTGATTGCACCGCTCCGCGTTGTCCACGAACAGCGGAATCCTCACGTCGTAGGCCTTGCTGAGTACGTCCACAATCTCAATGTCCGCGTGTACCTGTGCTGCCGTGTTTGCCGTGCTGTACGGTACGTAATGCCCGTCGCAGTTGACCTTTGCCTCGCAGACATCCACAATCCCGCCGTTGATCTGGGTATCGAACAGCTTCCAGCGTACCGTGGGGAATTTCTCGTTGATGCTCTCTTCCAGCGCGGAACACCGTTCCGTTACGAATTTCTCCGTCAGTGCGATGAGCTGTTCCAGCTCTGCCATCCGGCCTCCGAGCTTTTTCTGTTCTGCTTCCAGCTCCGCAATCCGCTTCTCCGTCTCTTTTCCCGCGTCGCGCCGTGCCAGAACGGCCCGCTTTTCTGTGATCTGATTTGTCAGGTAGGCTTTCCGCTCTTCATATCCCTTTGTGTCCAGCGGAGCCACCCTCGCGTCCAACTCGCGCATCTTCGCGATTTCCGTGCGGATTTCCTCAATCCGGGGGTTGTCGAATTTCGGTTCAGTCGGATATACTTTCAGCTCTTCTGACACCTTGTCGCGGGCCTCTTCTGCCTTCTTCAGCTTTGTGTTCGCTTCTTCGATCTCCGCTTCAACCTTCTGCATATTCGCTTCGATCAGCGCGACCTCTTCAGCCTTCGCTTTTCCGTTTTCCTTCAGCGCATTGAGCTTGATCGTCTTTTCCTGCGCGTAAACCTCGCTGGCGACCGCCTTTTTCTTTTCCAGCAGTTCTGCGGGGATTTCCTGTCCGCACGTCGGGCAGACGTTCTTTCCTTCATCGGCCCACACGAACATTTCATCTTTCGTCGTCTTGTACTGCCCTCTGAGCCTGTTCAGCTCCGATTTCGCGGTTTCGTGCTGCTTCTTCATCAGCTCGTACCGCCGTTCATCCGACGTTTTCTGCTCAATCGTCTTGCGGAAATCCTCTGACGCTTCGTCTCTGCGCCTCTGTAGTTCCCGATGGCCCGCTGCCCAGTCGCTGGATGCCTGCCGCATCAGGCTTGCTTCTTCCTGTTCCAATGCCGCGATCTGTGATGCATGGCTTTCCCGGTTGACCTTCGCCTTCTCTACGGCAATCAGTTCGTCAATATGCTCGATATCTTTCGTGTTCTCTTTGATGATGTATTCTGCCGTGTCGATTTCGTCCTTCGCGAATTCCGGCAGTGCTTTCCTCGCTTCATCAATCCGAATCGGGATTCCGTTGATTTCCGCGTTCATCTTTTTCCGCTGATCCATCAGCACCTTTTTCAGTTCGTCGATGCTGATGTTCCGCTGCCCGCACTCATCTGCCAGCGGTCTGTATTCGTCCATCGCCAGCAGCCTACCGTCTACTTCACCACCCGTCAGGTTGAGAAGCTGCTCGCGCCGTTTCTTCCAGTCCTGTGCATTGAATGCCGCAAGCGTTCCAATCAGTCTGAAAATCTCTTCCGGCACGATCTGGGAGATTCTGGCCTTGAAGTCACTCAGTTTTGTCTCCACATCGTTAATCCAGTAGCGGCTTTCGTTGCCCTTGAATTCAGGATTCGTGCTGCCGCGCTTCTTGACCCAGTTCTCTTTCTGCGCCCTCTTCAGGCTGAAACGCTGCCCATCCAGCGTACAATCCAGCTCAACCACCGTTTCGAGGTTGTGAACCTCTGCGCCGTTTTCATCCAGCGGCTTCTCGCGGAAATTATCGCTTCCGGGAGCGTTGCCGTGGGAATCCTTATTGAACAGCACCCACGTAAATGCGTCTGCGATGCTGCTCTTTCCGCATCCGTTCCGGGCCGCGATTGCCGTCTGTTCGGCCCCAAAGTCGATGCTCAGTTCCCGAATCCCTTTGAAATTCTCGATTCGGATTTTTTCCAGTGACAGTCTCATGTTTTCCCTCCTTAGTGCATCAGTAATCCGTAAACAATTCGACCCAGTACATCAATCCCGACCAGAACGGCAATCGCCGTTACCGCCATCGCGGCTATCTGTAGCCCTTCCTTCAGACCCTGAACTATCCTCTGCCGCTTCTGGTAATCGTATTCGAGCTGCCTGTAATGCTCTGCTCTTTCCTGCGCTTGCCGTTTCAGGTCTGTGATATGCCAGCTCATATCGTTGATCTGGGCCTTCGCCTGATCGAGCTGCCGCGTTACCGCTTTCGCCTGCGCTTCCATCTGCGCTGCTCTGTTTCTCGCTTCGCCCACTTCCTGTAGCGTAGCCTCGATATCCTGCTGCACTTCCCGTCTGACAAGCCCATCGATCATCGCCTGTCGGAGTCGGTCTTCTCTGTTGCTGCTCTTTCGGAGCATGACCGTTGCTCTCTCAATTTGTTCCATGGTTTCCTCCATCCATCACGCGGATTTTGCCGTGTGCTGTTTAATAAAATCATCGAAAGCCTTTTTCTCAACTCGCATCATGTTTCCAATCCGGAACAGCTTCCCACGCTTCTCAAACATGTGCATGATCTCATTGGCTTTCGTCCTTCCGCAGGAAAGAATGATCTGAACTTCCGCTGTGCTGTAATACCGTTTCTCCGTTTTCATTTCGGCCTCCCTTTCAGCAGATTGACCACCCTCTGCGCTGCCTGTATAACCTCTGTCAATTCCTTCTCGACCTCTTGCTTCAGCTGCGGATTGTCGATCTGTCCGTCTGCGCCGTCTTTCATCGCTTCCTTCCGCAACTCCAGCGCATCTTCCAGCTCCGAGAACGCCATCAGCAGTGCGCCTTTCAGATCGCATATCGGCATTTCCGGGAATTCTCTTCCGAAGCTCGCTGGATATTCTGTCCGCATCCAGTTGACCCATACTCCCGTGTCACCCAGCGCATCGCATATCTCCCACATTACGTCGGGATTCGGCTTCATCTTCCCGCTCTCATAGCGATATATCGTCGTCGTGTCGCAGGAAATGCGTTCCGCGAGGTCTGCTGCGCTGATCTGCTGCGACTCCCGCCACTTTCGCAGGTCAGTTCCTGTAAACACCGCCATTTCGTATTCCTCCCGACGATGTTATGCTTTCTCCGTCGCTAAGGAGTTCTGCGACACGAGAGGGGGAATCAATTCGTGCAGCGTCTTTCCTTCCAGCTTCAGGGCTGCGTATTGCTTCAGGGTCATCCTGTACATTTCCCGCATCCATTCCGTCAGGTTTCTGTACCCAAGACCTTCCACCGCTTTGACCAATGCGGCTTTTTCGTCCGATGCGAACCAGAAGAATACGCGTTCCTGATTCTCGTGTCCGTGGTTCCGCTTCTCCACTCTCTGCCTGACCGGGGCTTCGAGGGAGTTCAGCGGGATTGTGACCTGTTCGTCGTCCGGGTTAATCGTGATTTTGTCCCTCGCCATTTCGTAGGCTTCTTCCTTTGTAGCTTTCCGTTCCGTTTCCCGCGTCACGTTCAGGTCGAGTTCCTTTTCGTCGTAAATGTCCGTGGCCTTGCATTCCAGCTCTTCACACATGGCCTCCATGCCTTCCCTTGTCGGGAGCGCGATGCCCTGTTGAATAAAGCTCATGCATACCTTGTTCATTCCCGGCATCTTTTCTGCCAGCTTCGCCGCACTGGTGTTCGCTTCTGCGAGCATCACTCGAATCCGGTTTTTGACCACCTTCCTTTGCCTCCTTCCTGTCGTTTTTCGTCGTTAGATGATGGGCTTCTCTTCCAAGAATCGTCTGGGGTTCTCCCTCAGAGCGTCGCAGATGCGAAGCCCGGTCTTAACGTCCGGCGTGTACAGGCCCTTTTCCACGCGACTGTAGTTGCTCACGCTTGTCTTCGCTGCTTTCGCAACCTCAGTCTGTGTCAGTTTCATGGTATTCCGCTTCGCTTCCATCCACGTCCGGTCATAGACCACTCCGCCTCTCATCCTGATTTCCTCCCTTCCCGGCACATTTTCGTTTTGCTTATTCGCAAAAAATATGGTACAATGAATCATTCGCTGTACCGAGGCTTTCCGGTGTCTCCGCGTACCGCACGGTGCCACCGCCCAAGAGAGCCCACTGGTGAGCCTCCGCGAATTCGCATTATCGTGCGAAATTTCGTATCGGCGTGTCCAATTATAATCCTTTTTGCGTATTTGTCAACACGAAAATTAGAATTTTCGAAAAAATTTTCAAAGGAGGACGCAAATCATGGATGGTCTGACCCCAGCACAACGCATAAACCAAGTTTTGACTGAGAAGAAGATTCAGAAAAAAGCCCTCGCAGATTACATTGGCATTCCTCCCACCACCCTGAATTCATGGATTAACCGTGGCGGCGATTTCCCGGCCTCGTATGTCGGCCCTATTGCAGAATGTCTCGACATCCATCCTCTTTGGCTCATCAATGGGCAGGAGATCGCTACTCCGAAAATCCCGGATACCTATGTTGAGCTGTCGGAAGAAGAGGCTTTCCTGCTGCGCACTTTCCGTTCGCTTCCGCACGAGGGGAAAATCGTCGTCGCCAACAAAGCCGTCGAAGAGCTGCGCCTTGCCAAGGCTGAACAGGGGATTACGTCAAGCGCAACAGCATGATGCCTTCTCCGCTGCCGCTGTCCGATGGGGGTGCATCCCTGTGCTTCTGAGGTCGTAGAGGCATTCCCTCGCGCACGCGCGCGTTCTTTCTTTATTATATTATTATATATAATATAAACGTATTATTATTCTCTACTACTACTATGGTTAAGGTACGGTGCGTCCCTGTCCCGTCCCTGTCCCGTCCCCTGTCCGTCCCTGTCCCGCATTGTCCCGCTTTTGTCCCGTGGTGTCCCGTCCCTGTCCCGCGTATGTCCCGTATTTGTCCCGTGGGACAATGATGGGACAAAGTGAGTTGTCCCGTCCCTGTCCCATTATGATTGGAGGTATGTCCCGCATGAAAAGATGCATTGTCCCGCTTCTGTCCCTTTTACTGTCTCTTCTGTTGATCTCCGCTTCCGGGGACTCTGCTGTTGTCGTCGGTTCTGATGTTCCAGAAGGATGGTATTTCCTTCCTACTGGCAGCTCTGTTTCTCTCCCTGACGGCTTTTCTCTGCTTCCGGCCTCCGCTTCATTTATCGTCCCTATCGGGGAATATGTCGTCGGGGTCGATTTTCCTGCCGGGGCTTATTCTGCCCGCTGCGCTGATGGCGTGGATGTTACGACGTTGACTTTTTATAATACCAAAGGAGCATGGTTCCTGCTCGAAACTCTTAATGCCGAAAATGGTGATCTCATCGGCAAAGTTGATCTGGAAGAGGGCTTCACTGTAAGTGTTCGCAATGGTGCTGCTTACTTCTCTGCGCCCTCTGGTATCGTTTTTGATTGAGGTGTCTCATGGACGATTTGATTTGGTGTTCTTCCTGCGGACAGTCTGCTTCTCTGTCTCAGGCTCTTCTCCAGCTCCCATGTTCCAGTTGTGGTAGTAGCGATTATTTTGTCTCCCTTTCATCTTCCGAGGAAGACGCTTTACTGTCTCTCTCTGAGCGGATGCAGCGCGTCGGAGATTGGTCTGTTGCTGAGGCGGCTTTTCGTCGCTGCTTCTCGTCCGGCCTTATCTCTGCCGCAGATCTGAATATGTCCCTCGCTCAGTTGTCTGAGCGACGAGACTGCGCTGCCGCTGCCTGTGATTTTATCCGGGAATCTGATTCTGCCGTCACCGTCTCCGAGCTTCGCGCCGCCCTCATGGAATCCTTCGACCGGTATACTGTGACGTGGCTTCTGTCGTCTTATTCCGGTCTGTCTCTCGTACCATTTGGCTCCACCTATATCGTGGAGGTATCCTGATGGCTAAGAAGCGAAAAGGCGAGCGGCCTGATGGTTTGATTCAGGTTTCGCTTCAGGTAGGCTTCCGCGCAGATGGCAAGCCTGACCGTAAATACTTCTACGGTCATTCCCGCGCCGAAGCCGAGCGTAAACGTGATGAGTACAAAGAGAGGATGCTTGCCGGTTCTGCTTTCTCGCAGGACATTACCGTTGCGGAATGGGTTTCTATCTTCAAACGCACCTATCGCAAGAATGTTCATTCTGCCTATTTGGACATTGATTCGGTTCCTTATGACCGTCTTGTAGAGGCTTTAGGCTGGAAACGCATGGTAGATATCCGGGAATCTGATCTTCAGTCCGCGCTTAATGCCGTCGCTGGTATGTCCTTCTCCACCGTCGATAAATACATACAGTGCATCCGGCGAGTGTTTCTCCGTGCGCAAAAAAATAAGATCATCAGCGAAAATCCTGCTGATGATCTTTCTATGCCGCCCTTTGTCAAAGGAACTCACCGTTGTCTCGACCGCTGGGAAATTGAGCTGATTCTGGCGAACTGGAATTGCGAATCGACCTGCGCCGGTCTTTGGGTTTTGCTCATGCTTCTCACCGGCCTGCGCCGCTCTGAAATGATGGCCCTTGATTGGTCGGATGTCGATCTGGAACATCGTACCGTCTCCGTCTCTCAGGTTGCTATCGTCCTGAAAAACCAGACCGCGATCGAAAAACGAGCCAAGACGGATGCTGGAATCCGCGTCCTTCCAATGCCTAAGGCCCTCTTTAATGCTCTATCCTCAATTCCGGAGAAAAAACGTACAGGGAGGGTCTGTCTCTCTGCCCGCGGTAAACCTCTTACCGCGACCGCCGTCAAGCGGGGAATAGACCATTTCTGCGATGTTATGACGAGAATCCTGAATGGAGAGCCGCCTGACAACCGCGTCCGGGTTTCCCGCGCTGCGGAAAAAGCCCGCAACGATCTCCGCGCTTCCCCGGATTACATCGTCTTCTCTTTCACCTGCCACGACCTGAGGCATACCTACGCGACCGCCCTTTATGATGCTGGGGTTCCGGTGAAAGCCGCTCAGTATTTCCTCGGTCACGCCGATATCCGTGTGACCATGGATTTGTACACCCACCTGTCCAAGGAGCGCGATGCCGCCTCCCGGAAACAGATGGTAGCTCTCTTTGATTCGTGGATTTCTGACCGGATGAAAAATGATGCTGCCGCGCTTCCTGCGCCAGCGATCTGGAAGCTGTTCGTCACCGTTGACAAGCCGCCTGATTTGGGGTAATATTTTGGTGCCACGTGGTAAATATGTGGTAAATTGCCTCAGCGATGATGAGAAAGTGCTTGATTTACAAGGAGGAGAGCGAATATGACTCCTTGTTTCGGGACCAAAAGGCCGCGGGTTCGAATCCCGCCACTTCGACAGAGAAAAGCCCTGTGAAACGCCTGATTTCACAGGGCTTTCCCTTTGCCCGGTTCCCGGTCTTCCTGCCGTATCTGCCGTATCTATCGTATCGTACGTGGTAAAAACGTGGTAAATGACCTCTGCGATCTTTCGTTCTGCTCCGCTCTTTTTAATCCGCACTGTCGTTTTTGAGCCAAATTTGCGATCTGAGGCCGATGCATTTTTTAATGGGTATTTCTTCTTCTTTTCGTCTGAAGACAGCAGAGCGACGAATTAAATTAAATTAAACGCCATTCGTGATTGAATGGCGTTTTTCTGTTCAGCTTTTCTGTTTCCGTCTGAGTGCCTGCCGGTATTCCGTCACCTTTGTGAATCCGCTGTAATTCGCTGCCAGCTTTGTTGCCTCTGCTTTCTTTTCCGTGAAGCTGCCGAATACCGGGATGTATGGGTATCCAATCGTGTGGATGTAGTACAGGCCGCTTTCTTTGTGCTGGCTTACCTCGTATAGCATTCGCTCACCTCCCGTTCGGCGCAATCTCGATTCCGTGTTTCGTCCGCATTTCATCCGCGTTTCTGTCCGTGGTGTAAATCGTGTACATATCCCCGCCCGGGAAGAAGATCGTATACGGAAGCGTCGCTTCTACCAGCTCGTAGTCTTTGACCTGCTTCTCCGTCAGAGGATACTCGTATTCAACCCAGCCGTAGGCCTGCCCGACGTGCTGTACGTACTGCCTTCCTGCGAAGCATTCGCAGTTGATGACTTTCGTGCTGTCCGGTACTGCGCCGGGTTCCGGTATCCTGTACGGTAAATAGTATCTGTATGCTGCCATCCTCTTTCCCTCCCTCAGTCGTCCTGTCCGGGTTTCCAGACCTCTGTCATTCTTCCGTCTTCTTCTACCCTGTATAGCCTCGCTTCATAATCTGCCGCGTACCTGATCGCCTCTTCTTCTGAGCTAAAATCATCAATGACCATTCCGTCAATCCATGCGTTCATGCAGGCGAGCATATATCTGACTTTCATTCTGCCCTCCCTTATCTCGCGTATCCGGCGAAATTTTCCTTCCGGGGAAGTTTCCGCGCAAACTTATCTCGCGCTGCCGGGTCTGCAAAGCTCTTATTCCGTAGCACCGTATACACGCCTGCGCTTTCGTACCACCGCACATAATAGGGGAGCGGCTTCCGCGCCTTCTGTCCAATCGTCTTCATAATCCGTTTTCCTCCCTTGCCTTCTTAATCGCTTCGATATCCTTTTCCGGGTATTTTTCCTTCTGGCAAAGCCCGAGATAGTACAGTCCGTCTTTGCCGCAGTCTGCGAACGTCATATACAGCCCGTGGAGCCGTCCCCATGCATCCTCTTCATGCGAGTAGACTCCACCTGCCTGAAAATGATCTGGATAGAAGCTAACCGGTGGTAGTGAGTTCAGAAAACGATTGTACATTTCTTCATCGACCATCGTCCATGCCGGAACCTTTTCCCAGTCATCAGGCCAGTTCTCTTTCGTAATCTTCTTCATCCTATCCTCCTATGAAATGATCATATGGTAAACTTCGAGATTGTAGCTCTGCTGTCCGTCGATGCCCTCTGCCGTGATCGTCGCCATATGGTATCCGTATCCCGTCCAGAGTCCCGTTAAATCCGGCGAACCGAGGCTAATCTCCACATTGATCACGTTGTCGATCTGGATTCTGTCTTCGCCCGGTTCGTCCCGATATCTGTCTCGCTTCCTGAGCGTTGCCTGCATCCGTCTTCCTTCCTGCCCGTCTCGCCGCTAGCACAGCGTCCTTTGTGGTTTACGCGGAGAGTGCGCTGTTCAGCTTGTTCCAGCGGTCGCGGCTCATTCCCAGAACCGTGTATCCGATGCTCTCCATGTCCGTCGATCTGTCGTAGCTCTCGACATCCTGTGCTGCTCGCGTGACCGCATTCGCCAGTCCGTACAGCGTGAAATCTCCATCTTTGATCAGGTGTTCGAGAATGTTATCGCCTTCCTTTTTCGTGAATCCGTAGTCCGCGCTGGCAAGCTCCACCACCTGAGGCACCCGTCCGGTGATCTTCGCCTCTTTCGCGTCCCTCATCATCTTGACAACCTTCTGGAACTGAACCTCATCGATCACCGCCTTCACGGTGTCTCTCACCTTCAGCATCAGTGCCTTGTCATCCGCTTCCAGTGTCGCGTCCGAGTACAGGGAGTAATCTTCATCGGCCTGATTCCCGCGCCCGATGTGATACTTCCGGGTTGCCGCGTCGTTTACGATCATGCCGTTGGTGCAAGCCAGCCTGTAGATCAGCGGCTGGATTGCCATGCTTCCCATCCCGACTTCGCTGTTGGAAATGATCATTCCGCTCTGTACGTAATCCCCCGGAACAACCTCCGTCTCCAAGCGCGGGTTTACGACCTTGATATACATCCGCTGCTCCGTGACTTCGCAGCTTTCAACCTTCGCGCCGTCCAGCTCGAACAGAATCGGGAGAACCGTCTGCGCGATCTCGTAATTGTCGATGCGCCGGTATCTGTCGCTCAGGAATGCGCGGGCCGTCCCGTCCATCGTCCTTACCATCCGGGTCATCGGGTTCTTGTTGAACCAGCTATTGACGTTCGCCGTCAGGAGTTCCGGGTTCTCTGTCCGCATCATGTCGTAATACTTCGCCGGAATCTTCAGCGCGGAGCCGATCTGCCGGTGAGCGATGTCGTTCACTCCGAAAATCGTGCTGCTGTGATTCGCGCTGTTCTGCATCTGCATCTGGAATCCATCGTTGATGCTGTCCATTACCAGATTGCGAGTGTCCACGAGGTAGTCCCTCTTCGCGGTGACCTGCCGGTCGAGTTCCTGAGCGAGTTCCTGCAGTGTGCGTCCGTACTTCATTGTGTTACCTTCCTTTCTGCCGTCGTAACCTCCGTGGCGGGATTTTTTTTAGTTCAGCTCCGCGATAACCTGCTGCCGGAAGTGATCGTAGTACCGATTCTTCCACTTCAGGCTCTTGTACTTCATCGACGGGATAGCCCATGTCCGGTTGAGTGTTTCGTTCCTGATGTAGTCGCTCTGCCGGATTGCCCGCGCCAGTTCTTCATCCTCGCAAACGCTGCTGATGCTTGTAACGCTCGTGCTTCCCATCCGGTAATCCTTATTGAAATTCATCTTTTTACCTCCAATATTCGATCGGGTCAGTGTGCTTCTTTTCGCAGTAGGCCTGAGCTTTGTCGATGTCTTCCTGCGTCCAGTCGCGCTTTGTAACGTCTTTCGGAGTCATCCCGAAGTACCAAGCCAGCAGGCAGATCGTGTATGTATCCATCGTGGTTTCCTTTCTCCCCGTGTAGCCGGTAGGTCAGCTCTGTCGTTCAGGTTCCGTCTTACTCTCCCCGGTAGAAACTGATCGGTAACCAGCTCCAGTTCGGGTTGTAGGTAGCTTCGAATCTGCCTTCGCCGTGATCGTAATCATTCGTGTGCCATCCGTTCGTCCTGTTGCAGAGTACCGCACTGTAGATGATTCCGAGCGTCGCTTCTTCTCCGTCTTCCTTATCGATCTCTCCGGTCTTCTGAAGGAGCTTCACGAGGTAGACCGTTTCGTCGATTTCCTTCTCCGCTTCATTCATGGCCTCGAATACGTTCGTGGCGTTCAGGAGCTTGTAAGTGAAGGGGTCGTTCATTTCCGTCCGCTTCTCAGCTTTCCAGTCGATAACCAGCATGTATTCGGGAGCTTCCTTGATGGCCTTCTTCGTGATCTTCATTTTCGTATCCTCCTGCTTGATTTCGTCGTGGTTTCCCATCCAACGACACGAATTTTACTCTTTCTTTTTCGTTTTGTCAATAGGCAAAAACGAAAAAAATTGATATTTTTTCAAAAAAATACGAAAATGCGTATCAAATCTGCATGAAAAAAGCCTGCCGAGCAAGGCAGGCTATGGATTTCAGGATTTCGAAACTTTTTTTCGCTGTCCCGACTTTCCGACATAAATTCCCGAATGGATTCTGTAATCGACAAACGGTTCGTCTTCATCAATGAACCACTGGCAGCCGATCTTTCGGGCCGTTGTAAAGCCGCCTCGCGCTGCTTTCTGAACCGTCGTCGTATGGTTCTTTCCGTTCCGCTCCGCGTATTCCTTCAGCGTTATCATTCCCATGCCGCGTCCCTCCCTTTGCTAAAATGTATTCGTATTGTATCATTCTTTTTCATTTGGGTCAATGCTGTGCTTCAAAGCGTATCCAATGAGCGTGTTCATGGTTTCCTTTACATCGTGGTTCAGCTCTATGAGCCATTCGTATGGTATTCCACCAATGCCGCAGATCGCGCCTGCCAGCCCGCCCGTGATGGCTCCTATGGTATCCGCATCGCCTCCGAGGTTCACCGCGTTTTCTACCGCTTCTCTGAAAAGCCGCTCCCATATTGTGACCGTCCGTCTCGCTTTCACAATGGCCCAGATTGCCGCCTTAAAGCTGTCCACAACGTATCCGGTAGGACGTGGCCTGAAATCCTCTTCTGTGGCATCATTGTACTCGCTCTTGACGATTGCCTGAAAAAACTGATAGTATCTTTCCTCCGTTGTAAGGCTTTCGTCGCATATCGTGCTGATAATCCAGCTATACAGCGAGCAGATGTGTCCTGCTTCTTCATCCCAATGGGTCATCCGGCTAATTTGATATGCCTTCTTAGTCGCTTCTTCGCCTTCATAATACATTCCGACGTATGCCGTCCGCATCAGGCTTCCGTTCCCTCCGCTGCGGCCTCCGAGCTGCCTATGGTTTTCCTCGCTCGCTTTCATCCATTGTGCTTCTGTCGGAACTCTTCCGGGAGCCGCCTTGTCTATCGCCCTGAAAATACTTCCTGCGCACGTCGAGCCTACGTCTTTCGGCCTTGATTCGATCCAGCGGATGAACTCGCGCCCGATTGCCTCCACTGGTGCATCCGGGTTCTCCGTGATGCCTCTTGCGACGCACAAAGTCATCTGTGTATCGTCCGTTACTTCGCCGGGTTCTACATTCATCCAGCCTCCGCTCTTCATCGTCGTGATCTTCCCGTACTGCCTTTTGATTGATTCTTCGCCCATGAATTCGACCGGTGCGCCCAGTGCGTCTCCGACTGCGACTCCATATAAAGTTCCTGCGAGGTTGAGTTCTGCTTTCTTCATCTTCTGTTTCCTTCCTTTCAGTCTGTAATAGTGAAATGTCGTCCTTCAAATATGAGGCAGCTTCCGGGCAGCATCCACGTGTAGATGCTTGAATCGATTATGCTCTTGCTCGCGTAAGCGCGGTTCAGGAGGTTCTTTCTGCTGATCGTAATCATTCCGGTCTTTTCGTCAATCCTGCCGCCTACATCTTCGATATATTTCCTCTGGTAATCCGTATAATCGCAGGCGCTATATCCTGCCTGCATTTTGATGACTTCGCCGCCGTCGAACGGCTCCATTTCCACCGCGACGAGCCGGTCTGCTCCGAAACGTCGCTGGTACTCTTTGCCGTTGCTCTCCGATGTGACCGTGACCATCTTCCCGGTTTTTGTCGGTTCGACCGCCTTTATTCGGGAAGTGTATCCGAAATTCCATACCGCCGTCATTCCGGGTTTCAGTTCCTTTGCTGGGATTGCCGGATGCAATCCGACTCCCTGCAACCGTGTTTTTTCCATTCTCTGTCTCCCTGTCATCTGATCTCCCTGATATATTTCTTCGCCGTCTTCATGATGCCGTTGTCGCTTCTGTCGCCGTTCAGGCAGCGAGTAATCATGTCCGGGAAATCCTTCTCCGATACGGCGATGAATCCGCGAATGAATGCCGGTGTAGCTCTGCCCGTATTGATGTGTCTGCTGATCGCAAACAGTACCCAGTCTGCCAGCGGGTCACTGTGCCGTCTGCAAGCCTTCTGTAGCTCGTACAGCTTATCGTCTAATTCCGTGTTCATTGCTTTCCTCTGCCTCTCTTTCCCGCTGCCTGTGCAGCTCTCTCACTTTTTCGTTGTACTCATGTATGCTCTGCCGGTTTGTCCAATCAACGTTCCGGTATAGCCGCTCTGCTTCCCTGTATAGCTCTCTGCTGGTCATCCTGCGCCGCCTCCGCTCTTTTGATTATCGTCAGGTCGATGTAATCTACCCTGATTTTCATTCCGTCGAAATCATCAAGCCGTACCGTTACAGATTGCGGATTCAGTCTGATTACCGTTCCGTAATAGCTGTAGGCCCACCGTGGTGTGATGTGCGTTACGAATGCGCCATTGTCTTTTACCTTGACGCGGTCACCTATCCGAACCTCACTGTTCATCGTCTTTCTCCGTCTGTCTGCTGTGCCGCTTTCCGAAAAAGCTCTCAAAGGCCACTCGGGTAAATTAGATGTCGCTCTTGAATTCTTCCATCCCTTTGTACAGGTCATCCGGCAGCTCGATCTTCGCCTCGCTCTTTATCCTTCTGACGAACTCTCGCGCTTTGTCTCCGTCGCTGTTGTTATGCTCTCCAAACTCATTCAGCAGGTCTTTGTGTTCTTTCCACTCCGCATAGGTCAGCTTCATTTTCCGTCCCTCCGCTTTCTACAATGAATGCCGGGGATTTGAGGCTCCCCGGCAGGCCTGCCGTCTGCAAATTATGCTGCCTTTTCTCCCTTCTTGAATTCTTCCAGTTTCCGCTTGTTTTCTGCTTCGATCTCCACGTGAATCCTGATCTTTTCCTTCATCGTCATGGTGTCTCCCTCCCTTCATCCGAGATATTCTTCCGCGAATGTGCTTTCAATCAGCTCGTACGCGGATTTACTGTCGTGTAAAACCGTGTCAATCTGATCTACAACGCTGTGAAGCTGCTCGTACTGGTAGTCGCTGATTGCCTCCGTCGCATTCAGCCCCATCAGAATCCCGATCATCTTCATGTACTGGCAAAGGTCAGGCTGATCGGGATTCTTTGCCATGAGGCACAGGCCCGTGATAATCAGAGTCGCCGCCCTCCGCGTCATGTGCCAGTTGTTTACCGCCGTCTGGATGATCTTCAAATACCGCTCGCTGTTCATCTTCTTTCCTCCCTTACTTTGTTTCTTCTCTCTTGATGTCGATCAGCGTCATACTGCCGTAGATGCAGCCATCTTCGTAAATCTCGCGGGCCTTTTTCCGGGCCGAGGTGATTGTCTTCGCTTCGATTGTCCGTGTCGTCTCGTATCCTCCGTTTTTAAGCTGAGGATTCCCGCGCCAGAATTTAGCTGTGTACCGATTCATTCTCTTTCCCTCCCTTAAATCATGCTCTGGATTTCTTTCAGGCTGTTGTCGAACTTTCCTGTTACGTCGTGCGCCCACATTCCGTTCGCCAGCTTCGCGTCCCAGTCGTTTCTCCCATTCACGAAACTGTGATACAGGCATTCTCCATCCGGGCTATGTCCCTCTGTGCTTTCTCTCTTGTAGGCCCACATGCCGTTTGAGCAGTGCTTTGCGCCAACCTTGAAGCACACATATCCGTTGTAGCCGAGCTTTTCTGCCGTTTCGAGGAACTTCTGCATCTGCTTCAGTTGGCTCAGGCTCAGGTAGTCGTTCCACCAGTCGAAAATGCTCAGGTCATCGTAAACGTATGTGATCATGAACTTCTTTCCGGTTCCGAAACGAGCCTTGAAGGCTTCCGCTTCTTCGATGTACCGCTCGACGTTCTCCGCGATTTCGTTTCTGTTGTTATTCATTTCCGTTTCCTCCCTTATTTTTTATCTGTCTTCTGCTCGCGTTCGAGCTGATTGATCGTGAGAATGATTGCCTGCCTGCTGGTACCGTAGAGCTTCTTCCTGTCCGCTCCGAGCCGCACCGCAAGTTCTCGGAGCTGATTCGTGTTCATCTGTGACTTCTTCATGGCTTCTGCCTCCCTTATCTCTTTAGTATCTCTGCCGTCAGCACCCGCGCCGCTTTCTGGAAGTGTTCGAGGGTAATGGCCTTGTGTTCCAGCGCGAGGTGATTCGTCGCATTCAGTTCGTCGATCGTCGCCGTCTTATTCGCAATCACCAGTTCGAAAACGTGCGCCCACTCTTTGGGGGTTCCGTTGTAGGGCTTAACTTCCGTCGTCATCGTTGTTTCCTCCTTATTTCATCCTTCTGTAGTATTCGTTCTGAACCATTTCCAGCCGCTCTGCGATCTCTTCCTGAGAGAGTCCCGTGCTGTCTTCGCATCCGTGCCGCAGGTCGTAGAAGGTATCGTCCAGCCTGCTCATGCTCAGGTTCCTAATCTTCCGTGCGAATGCTTCCCGTGCTGCCTGTGCCATCGTCGTTCCCTCCGCAATTTCGTAGTATGGTTCCTGATTTCGACGTTATTTTACTCTTTCTTTTTCGTTTTGTCAATAGGCAAAAACGAAAAAATCAGAAATAATTTAAGAAAATTTCAAATTTCGTATCTTGCGACGCAAAATAAAAAGGCTGTCGCCCTTTCATCGGGACGACAGCCTGTCATCTATGGTTTCTGGATAATGCTCTTCTCCGCAGCATCTTCAACGTTTCTTCGCTGAGATACCGGGCCGTGTCTTTTCGCCTGAGTCTTTTCTGCTCGCATTCCGCAGCATAAGCCAAATATTTCTCGCAGGCAGAATGGCATCCGAGCTGCCTGCCCGGGCAGTCTTTACACGGGGCTTTCACGGTTTATTCCTTCGTGGCTTCTGTTTTTACTGCTTCAATTTTTGCCTGCTCCATATTCAGCTCTTTGACAAATGATTCGATCAAGGCCCGTACGGTATCTTCTACTTTGTCTTTGTCCACGATGTAGCCTTGCTGGTACAGCAGGTCGATCACATAGGCGAGCTTTTCCTGCCCTTGCTTGCTGCCGTAAAGCTGTTCAGCGGCATAAACCGCCGTCTTGACTGCGATTCGCAGCAGCTCAATCTGATCGTTCGTCATCTTCTCTTTGATTCCGGGGATGACGTACCTCATTAGCAGCCCGAAGATAAGCGTGAATACCGCCAAAATGATTTGGGTCAGGTCGATAGTAACATTACCAATCTGCATGGTTCTTTTCTCCCTTCTGCTTTTTGTTTTATCCGAGGCTCAGGAATTTGGTCATAATGTACCATCCTTTGCGCCTGCCGTAGGATATCTTTGTCCACTGGTTTCCTTTGGCATCCGTCGTGTAGTTGTATTCCTCCACGGTAACAACTGTTCCGACCGGCAGTTCGTCGTAGAGTCTGCTGCTTCCAGACGGCTTCGCCCTCATCTTTACCGGCTTCCCGCTTTCTGACCATACCGTCGCGTCTGCGACCAGTGGTTCCGGTTCCGGGGTAGGTTCCGGTGATGGTTCAGGCGTAGGCTCTGGGGTGTCTCCGCTGTAATCCACGTTCTTCAGCTTTCCCCAGTACGCCCAGTTTTTGATGCTGCTGTCTGTCGTGACGCACATCGTCCCGGTGCTGGCGTGAATAATTCTGAGCGGATTTACGGAATCCACGTATCCGATATGAGAGAGATTTCCCGGCTCCGTTTCGTACCACCGGTTGTCCTTGTCGGCGTCCGTCCAGTTTTTCCGCTTGAATACTGCCATTCCGGGGATGAGCTGATTCGCTTTGGTCAGCTTTCCTGTATCCGAACAGTATTTCCGAAAGATCGTGTTGCTGCCATGGTAGATTTTCGCACCCTGATCGCGGAACATCTTTACGAAAAGCCCGGAGCAGTCAATCCCCTTGCTATCGTTGGTTCCGGGGCTGTCGTAAGGCCAGCCCATGCAGGCGTTCGCCGATTCCGAAAGTTTCTTGATACTGAGCATCAGCCATTCCCCCCTTCGCCTTCATCGTCGTCTTTGCTGCTGTCTGATTTCGCCTTGCTCCCCGGAGCTGTCGCAATCCCCTTCAGGCTCAGTTCCATCTTTGTCTTGTCCAGCATCGCGAGCAGGCCCTTTTCATATGTGGAGTTTTTGGTGTACGCCCATGTGTCCAGTGCCTTGTTTGCCGTCACTATCAGCACAAGATACACGCAGGCCATAGCGGTTTCCGGCTGAAAGTACAGCAGCACAATGACGGCGACGAGAAACACGCCCCAGACAACAGCTCCGTATCGGGCGAGCCTCTTTGAAAACTGCTCTCTGTGATCCTGCTTCTTCTCCATGGGTTTCACCTCTCTATCAGGTAATCCGTTATTTCCTCTTGGGATGCCTTAAGCTTGTCTGTCGAGTTCCCGTTGATCTCATGACTGAGCAGTGCGAGCATCCCACGGCACAGAACGTTCGTGCCATTCTCCATGGCTTTCAGGCGTTCGTTGTCGTTCCCAAGCTTATCATCCACATCCCGTTTCCACTCTTGCAGATCGTTGGATGGCTTTCGCCATTCCCTGATGGCCTTCGTAACATTCCCCAAAAGAACGACTGCCGCGCCGATTGCCAGCGCGACCGTCAAAAAGTTCTGCCACTGTAGGCCTGTTATTTCTCCCACTGGAAACACCCCTCTCTGCCTATGATCGGGATTCCGTTTTCCTTTGCTTCCGGTTTCCTCATGATTCTTCATCCTTTCATTCCGTCGTCTCTATAGGTCATAAATAAACCGTCTCAGCGGCCTCACACCACGCGTCATATCTTCGCCTGATATCTTCTTCCATCCCATCCCACGGGACGACTCCACGGACAATCAGGATACGAATATCGTAATCTGTTGCGCCTTCTTCTGTCGTCGCCGGAATAACCTCGCTCCGCAGATAGATGTCTACCGTTCCATCTTCCCGTGGTTCGATGCGATAGAAGCGAGTTTTCCGGGGATGATCTCGCGGTGAGTTGGTATCTCTTTGCGCGTTCTTCATGGCCTATCCTCTGCGACTGTTTCTTTGTATCTCAAATCCCTATCCATTGGGTCTTGTTTTCCTGTTCAATCTCTTCCGGTGTTGAGTGCCGTATCAGCACGTAATCCCGGCAGAGCTTTTCCCTTAATGCGTCGCAATCCGTGTGCTTCAGCAATCCGAGGTAACTGACGATGACGCTTTCTGCATAGTCCAGCGAGACTTCTCTGCGGTCGTATGCCTCCCGGACGTAATTCAGATGCTTTTTGACCAGCAGTGTCGTGCTTTTTCTGATCGTGATCTTGTCTGGGGTTATCACTCTTCCGACGAACTCTATCCCGCTGTCGTATGGCATGACCGCCGTCTTCTGATTCAGTTGCAGGCCCAGCTCCCTTCGCAGAAATCCGTCCATCATTCCGAGGGCATCCCAGACCTGCTGTTTGCTCTCTCCCTGTATGTACATATCGTCCATGTACCGGCAATATTTCGGTATCCCGACCACCCGTTTCATATAATGGTCGAGTGGTGTCAAGACAACGTTCGCCGTCATCTGTGATATCAGGCTTCCTACCGGCATCCCGATTCCGAAAATCCTCTCCGCGTCTTCCACGTCGGAAAATTCCAGTGGCAGTCCTGTCGCTCTGCCGTCTCCATTGATGGACGTTCGCAAGAACCATTCCATGTTCGGGTCATCTAGCGGACGCATCAGCCTGTCGAGCTGTACCTCGTGCGGAACCCTGAAAAAGAACTTCGCTACATCCGCTTTTCCGGCGACCGTGTTCTTTCCGGTCGCTCGCGCCTGACGCTGCCAGTATTGCACCTGCTGTACGGCTCTGATGCTTCCTTTGCCGGGGATGCTGCCATAGCTGTGTTCATAAAAACTCTTCTCGTATATGGGCCATAACGTCAAATAGGCCGCGCAGTTGACTACGCGGTACGGAAAAGGCCATGCTGTTATGATGCGTTTCTTTGGGAAGTATTCGTAAAATTCGTGTGCGCCTTCTATGTGATATGTCCGGTCTTTCAGCCGGTCTATCATGTCGAAAATGTTGTCTTCCAATTTGACTGAATAGGATAGCACCTCAGGCCGGAATCGCTTGCATCTGCGAGCCAGCCGGTATCCGTCGTACTGTCTCCGAAACTCCACGAATTTTTCAAAAACATGTTGGTATTTCTCCATATTCAGTCTCCATGGAAGAGCTGCGCTTATCAGCTTTCGCGGATTTCGCAGCCGTTCTTTTTCTGGCCCGTGGTTGACCAAGGATTCGAATCCCTTTACTCACCCATCGCTCTGGGAGCAGGCCCGTGAGCCTGCGGCATCTGGCGTTCGGGGTAAAGCGGAGCGGAACCCGATGTTCGTGTTCGAGTTCGACCGGAAAGAGTTGTTGCCGTTGACGTCGCCTGCCGCACTATGTTGCCATAGCCCTTTCGGTTGCGGTCTGGACTATTTCTTGACCTTGCTCCCCATGAGTTTAGGCCGCTGGTATATAGTCTCTACACATTTCCGGTTTCCCGGTTTAGCTCGGCGTTGTCCCTATGGGATATTCGCCGAATTAGCCAGCATCCGGTCAGTGGTTTCCCGTCTGACCGCTCCATTCGAAGACGCCCGCATTCGCCCCATTGTTCCAGTTGCCACCACAGTTGAAGCCCCGCTACGATTCGTTCCCTATGTTCTTCGGCTTGCTGTTGACGGATTTCATCAAGCCGCCGATCATCTTGCCTATTTCTGTCAGGTGTCTTTCCCATACCTCGTATTTGTGGAATGGAATAAAATTCAGCTCCATGCCGAGCCTGACATACGTCTTCAGTTTCGCCAGCTCTACGTCCATGCTTTCGAGCGTGGTTTTCTTGTAATATTTCTTGTCTTCCGTAATCGTGAGTTCCAGCAGTTGATCCATGCTGTGCCGGATGTCCTGCGCCAGCGAAAACTTCTCCGCTTTCGGGAACTGAGCAAGCACCGGGTACGCATAGATCATCATATCCTTGACTTTCGTCAGTGTTTTGAACTCTTCTACCGCCATGCCTGCTCAGTCCCCTTCTGCGAATTTCTTTTGGTTTATCGGGCCATCGCTATCGCGATGCCCCACAGCTTACGGTGGGTCAGCTTACAGCTCAACAAAAGCGGAGCGGAACCCGATGATCGTGAGCGAGGCCGACCGGAAAGAGCTGCCGCCGTTGACGTCGAAGACGCCCGCAGTCGCCCCACCGTCCCAGACGCCACCACAGCGGAAGCCCCGCTCGGCTTCGCCGTTGTTGAAGTAGAAATAGTCACCGTTGTACGCGCCGCTGGTGTCGTCGTACTTCAGAAGAGCGAGGGCCTGCAGCAGCAGCTTTGTATCGTCGCCAATGGTGCTGTCGCAATCCACGCTCTCAAACGTGCAGGAGCGTCCTGTCGCTTCCTGCGTGGTGATGGTCGAAACATACCGGGCATGGCTGGATACCCAGTCGATCTTGACGGAGCCAGAAGTCGTGCCGCTGCCGTCCGGGGTCATCAGCTCGCCGGTCGCCGCGTTGATCGCCATCCACTGAGCGGAAGTCGCGGCCTGCGAATTGTCGCTGTCGGCAGCATTGTTGTTCGCCAGAATCTGAAGCTCTCCGTACACAGTGCGGATGCCTCCGACCCACTCCCAGACGTTGCCATTCAAATCCCAGATTCCAGCCGGGGTTCCGTCGTGGCTCCATTCCAGCGGGCCGGTTCCGGTGGCAACTCTCTGAATCCTGTTGCTGCTGTCCCTGTCCATGGACGGGATGGCTTTGTACAGCGTCTCGCTGGTATCTTTGCCGTAGTTATTGTTTCCCGTCGGCTGAGTGCCGTTCTGCTTGCACCACAGGGCCAGCAACGCCCACTCGGCGCGGGTCATCAGATGCCAGCCAGCACCCTTCGCGGTACACGCTGCCAGAGCCGCGTCGCCGGTGATGGTCGCTCGCGGGTCTTCTCCCGGGAGGGAATAGGCGCGTCCGTTCATGACCACATTCTGGTACTTGGAGATATAGATCGCGCTGACTTCCTGCCCGTTCACAATGAATGCCGGGTGCGTCGCGGAGCTGTCTCCCAGACCGAGCTGCGCATAGGTCATTTTCGGAATCTTCACCATGGCGCTGGGAAGATTCTTGTCGTCGTACAGCAGTACGTTGTTAGGGCAAACGGCCTGCAAGGCCAGATTCGCCAGATCAAAATTCGGCATTTTGTTTTCCTCCTGTTTCTTAATCAATGGCCCAAAGGCTCAGGGTGACGGTATCCATGTCCAGCGGGACAGGGACGGGCGGCTGCGGCTCTTCGCCTTCTTCCGTTTCCGGATAGGTATACTGTCTCGCCGGAATGTCGATCTCTGCCACATACGCACGACCGGCAGAAGTTCCGATGACCAGCTCCTTGTCCGAATCGTAGCAGATGTCAATATGCACGGGCCAATCCTGCTCGCGCTTCGTGAGGTTGATGCTCAGGTCGTCGTCAAAAACGACTTTCTTGCCGTTGACATCATAGGGGATTTTGTCTCCAACGTTTTTCTCAACGATAATCATCTTAATCATACCCTCCAATCACTGCATAAGTTACTGTCGCGCTCTTTGCGCTGCCTGTGAAACCGATCTTGAATCCATTGACCTGCCGGTCTTTGATCTCGATCTCTCCGATGTTTCCGCTTCCCTCGACGCTAATAATCACGACAACGTAATTCAGGTTGTCTCTCACGTTTTGCAGCGCGGCGGAAACCTGCGAATTGTTGTTCAGGAATTTGCCGGTATTCGTCAGCGTCTTGCTGCCGGTTTCCTGAACCGTCGCCTTCTCCAAATCCTCAGTGCGCCAGCCGAGCTGCCGGAAAGCGTTCAACATCATGGCGTGGACAATCGCGTTCTGTAAAATCCCGCCATCCATCTTGCCGAAGTTGGTAGCTGACATCGGGGTTCCTTCTTCAATGACTTCACCCTCGACTTTGGTATGGGTTATCGTGCCGTCACTGTTCGTGGTTTCCGTGTACCTGTCGCTATACTCCGTCTCGTGATCCTGCCAGCCGATTACAGAATAGTTCATGACCTTTTACCTCCTTCCCGTTAGATTTCCTCTTCCGTAATGGTAAAGGCGAACCGGTACAGAATCCCTTCCTGCGAGTCTGCGCGGGAAACGCTGTCTGCCTTCTTCGCCCAGAGGTTGCCGTTCCTGTCGTAGAGCTGAACTTCTGTCACCGTGATATTTCCGCTCAGGGTGTGGTCAATCTTCACGTCGACCGCCACCCGCCCGTCCGAGAGGATTTGCGCGTTCTGGATTTCCCCGTTGTAATATGTGCTGCCGACTTTGTATCTGGCTGCCGTGACGTATTTCAGAATGTGGTTCTTGAATCCGGTCAGTGCTGCTGTTGTGAGCATGGTTTCTTCTCCCTTCTGTCGATACTACAAAATTTCCCCACCGGCTTTCATCGTGCCGCAAGGGGGGTAACGTATCCAATATGCTTTTCCGCTGCTCGAAATCTGAGCCTCTTTGCCCTTAATTCCAGTGCTGATATTCACTTCCGGGAGAACACCAGCGTTTTCGGTTCCTGCCATCGGGTACGAATACCTGTATCCAGTGCTGTCTGTCTCAGCAGTGAGTTTGCTTCTTTCGATAGCAACAATCGTATTTGTCTTTGGCTTTGTGCCGGTCTTTTCAGTTCCCGTCATCTGGTATGGATGCTTGTATCCGGTTCCAGCCGTCTCGACGTTGATTTCGCTTCGTTCAATAGCAACGAGCGTATTCGTTCTTGGTTTCGTACCGGTTTTTTCAACACCAGCCATAACGTATTCGATCTTGTGAGCTTCGCCTTCCGTCTGGATTTCGATCTCGCTCCGCTCTACTCCGACCAGAACGTTCCGGTACGGCTCTGTACCCGCCTGCCTGTACCGGAATTTCCAGTACATGGTTTCGCTCTTGATCGTGATCTTTTCGTCGCTCTCCGAGAACAGCTCGAAGCTCATATGGCTGTGCTTGTGCTTAATGATATGCCTGCGGACTTTGGAATAGTCCAGCGGAAGCGCGTCTACATTGTCCACGATGTAAACGCCGAACGTGTACGGGGCGATATGCTCATCTACGACTACGTGCCGTCCGCATTGAGCGTACACGTACTGGTCTAACGCCCACGGAGTAAACGGCTGTGGTTGTGCTTCTGCCTCCAGCAGCCGCCGTCGCCGGGTATCCAGATCATCTCCAATGTTCGGCGTGATGCCGTATCTCCGCTCCCACAGGTCAATCAGCCATGTCACCATATGCGGGAAAAGCTGGTTCGGCATATCGTCTATGATTTCCCAGACTTCATCCCATGACCGCCCAAGAATTTCGAATATCCAGCTTCCGACGTAACTGTCCTCGTAAATAGGGGAGGCCATTTCGATCATGCGTTTCGCGGCTGTGCTTTGGACGATCATTTCTTTGTAGGTCTGTCCGTCGCTGTTCGCCATCGGTTACACCTCCATTTCAGTCAGTGTGAGCGATGTAACGACCGGCAGGTCTTCTACTCCGACCGTCAGATTGTCTCGCGTTCCGTTCACCAGCAGTTGCCGGAAGTCCGCTACGCCGGGGGTTTCACTCAGGCATCTGGCAATCCGGCTGTACTTGACTTCGCCTTCTTCCTTCGCTGTGTCGAAATACTCTGTCAGCAGCGTCTTGAATCCGGCCTCCACTGTCTCAACGGTGTAATCCTCTTCCAGCTCTACGTTCGCCGTAAGATTGATCGTCATGGGCTGGCCCGTCGTAACCGTGAGAATCGCTCCGATGGGCGCGAGCCTTGTGTTCGGCTCTTCGTCCGTTCCCATGATATGATCGTACACCGCCTGAATCAGTGCGCTGGAAGCCTGCCCGCCTGCCTGACTCAATATGATGACCTTGACAGTTCCGGTTCCGTGGCCTTGCCATTCCCGGATGGCGCTCGCGCTGCCTACGCCGTCAATCTCCATGGCCCAGCGTTTATAGTCGTAATCGTTCCCGATGTAGCTGACGTTCTGGTTTCTGTCGAACTCCATGACGCGTTCCCGGAGTTCATCGTCGCTCTCTTCATCCGTTCCGTCCGTCAGGCTGTTTTCGTTGTACAGCTCCGTGATGCCGGAGAGCGGCACTGCCATCACCGAAATTCCGTAGGCTGGAACGTTCCCGATCAGTCCTGCTTCCTGACAGATGACCGGCACGTCCGCGATATAGGCACCTTCGTCTTCGTCGTATTCCAGCGTGACGGCTTCCGTCGCCTCGAATGTGACCGCAGTCGTCAGTGTGGTTCCCGGTGTACTGAACACATAGCCAAGCGGTATCAGGACGTTTCCTGTCCCCACGATGTGGACGGTTCCCGTTGCCTTTGATGCTTCTTTTCTGGCGATGCCATTCCGCTTCGCGTGGTAATCCAGAATAATGCCTTCTGCCCATTCCGGGAAGATCATCTGCACGACCGCGTTCAACGCCGACATCGTATAGGACTTCTCCATTGCACTGGGCCTTGTCATATCCCATATGAAGCCGCCTTCCGTCTGATCGAGGTTCTGCGGCAGCTCGGACAGCATCCGGCTATGGATTTCGTCTATGTCCATATCGTCGAGGATTTCCGGGGGCGTGTAGCTCGATGCTTCTATTGCCATTTTCTTTCACCTCCCTGTCAGGCCACAATGTTCATCATGATATCAAACGCCTCAAGCGAATACGGCTTGACGACAAATTTGACGTACAGTTCGTCCGGGCTTCTGGAAAACTCGAACCCGTACACACGTTCCGTGCGCGGGTTCTTCATCAGGGCATCTGTGATGCTCCTTTCCAGCTCTGCCGTCGCTGCGTCTATTGTCGGCAGGTTCATCGCGCCCTCTATGTCCACGCCGAATTCCGGGTACGCGAGGCTTGCGCCAAGCTGTGTGTTCACGCATTTCACGCACCAGAGCGTGAATTCATCGTTCCCGTCTACCATGACCACCTGTCCAGCGCCGTTCAGCACGAAATCGCCCTTCTCGAAGTCGAACAGCGGGCCGGGCCAGTAGTAGCCTTCTCTTGTGTTCTCTGTCTCTCTTGTGATCGTCGGAATTTCAAATGTGGGGAATAGTTGCTTCGCCACTTCTTCTCACCTCACAGCCACGGTATTTCATTTGCCTGTAGAATGATGTCTATCACGACAGCATCATTCTGCACCCATGCCACAAGCACCCTGTCTCCCGGCTGTATTTTTCGCTGGGATGGACGCGCTATGTTCACGCTGTCCGTTGCGTCAACTGTTTTGTGTGCGAATACTGAACCGCTTGTCTTTTCGTGCGTATGAGCCGGGTCGCCGCCTTCTGCCAGATTCAGGCTGTAGCCTACGCTTTTTACATCGTGATCATGTCCGCTCGTGCTGACAATCTCTTCGTCCTTCAGTGCCGCGCACCGGCAGACCATGTAATCCTTCGCTGGTATCGGTTCCGGGAAATTGTTCGTCAGCAGGCTCATATCGTCCATGATAAGCCCGAAGTCGAGCATCAGGGAGGTATCTTTCTGCTGCTCCGCTATCTCCTTCATTAAACCCGTTAAACGGCTGATTCCGGGGCTGTTGTCGCCGAGGCTCATAACGGCTCCACCTCCATCTGCATCTGCTGATTCGTGGCGTTGTGGCTGATCGTCATCACGAAGAAATAACCGTCTACCATATCTGTCAGCAGCCGGATTCTGTCTCCCTTGCGGATGCGTGGAAAATCCGGTGCCACCAGTGTTATTCGTCGCGTCGGTTTTCCTTTTTCCTTCAGGGTGTTCTCTGCGTCCTGCGTAGCTGCCTCTTCCGTCGCACTGCCGATGCTGATGATCTTTTGCAGCGTTCCGTACTGCGTCGAGCCGTCTCTGACTGCATATACGGGTGGACGGCTTTCGCCTTCTGTATCCTCTTTACCGAGGATCGTCACACGGGTAATCAGGTCGGTCATGCTGTACTTGTCGGCGACACTCATCAAATTCGTGTCCGCAGAGAACGTCCAGATTTCCGAGTTCGTGCCGTACTTGATAATGTCGCACTTCCCCTGATTCGCCCGGATGATTCCCTTCGCGCCGGTCATCAGCTCCGCTTTCTTCAGGATTTCCGTCAGCAGTGCGCTGATCTTCTTTGTCTTCAGGACTTCCTTCTCGTGATTGATCGACGGTGCGCTGTATTCTCCGACTGGTACGCCCCAGTCGTTCAGGATGCTCTGGCATATCTCCTGAGTCGTCTTTCCGGCCTCATAGAATCCGTAATCGTCGCTCTTTTGCAGGTAGAACAGCATATCGTATGCCGTGATAATGATTTCGTCGTCCTTCACGCCGGAATGCGACCACTCCCAGACTGTCCCTCGGAAAGCCTCTTTGTACCCGTCTCCATCGTCGTAGTACAGCAGAACGGCTGTGCATAGCGCGATCTGAGTTGCGAGGCGTTTCCCGTTCACCTCAACGTCCCGGATGGTAATATTGAGCCGGGTTGCCAGCTCGCTTTCGTTTTCCTCCCACGCTATGTTCGTCGCCACTTCATCGAGGTTGATCTGGTTCCCGCTGGAAAGCACCGCAACCACGTTATAGCTGATCTTGGATATATCCTTCTTCGTGACGGTATATGTTGCCATCGTCTACACCACCTTGCTACTTTTTCGCAGGCGTGACCGCATATCCTTTCGCTGAGAGCTTCGAGTTCAGCGTTTGCAATGCTGGTGACGTTGCCGTTGATTTCACTATTGTAGTCGCTGCCGGGGCTTTTACTGCCGGGGTCTTTGACGTTGACCCTGTGTTTGTATTCACGTTCTTTGTCAGTATGCTCTTCATTGCACCGCTTACAGCGTTGGATAACGATGCGGCAGCGGCCTGCGCTGCCGTCGCCACCTGCAACGTGCCGTTGACGTTCCGAACCGCGTTTACGAGAGCGGTCTTCGCAGCTGCCGTGGCGATGCCTGTCAGCTTTGTTGTCGGTATGGATACGGAAAGAGGCTGCTTCTTTTTCGGGTCTGTGCTGTTGCTGCTCTGGCCCGTGCTGCCACCTCCATCGCCAGAAGACGGCGCCGCTGTCGAGGATGCGCTGGAGTCTGCCGATGTACTGTTCGATGCGGCTTTCGGTATCACGACTTCCGGCTGTGGCGGTGCGTTGGTGACTTCCAGCGGCCTGTACGACGATAGGGACAGGCTGTAATTCGCACGGCCTGTCCCTACGTATGTGTAGCTGAACGTGTCAATAATAACGTCGCTGTTGATTCCGGTGTCCGTCACAAGGAAGCGTATCACCTTGTTCTTCAGCATCCAGCCTTCGATCTTCTCAATGATTCGGGGCGGTGACTGCCAGTCTTTCACAAATCCCAGCTTTGCCATGCTCTGGTCTGGGAACACTCCATTCCAAGAATACCCCGTGACAGAATTGCCACGGGGTATCTTGTGTTCGCCGGTTTTTATGATCTGGAAAGACAGGGCCAGAGTTCCCTGTTTTACCGTGATGTTGTCCGGGGAGAGAGGCAGGTGCAGTTTGTCACCTTCGCAAGTAAGATAGAATTCCATGTGCCATCCTCCCTTCTTATACCATGTTTGCTACGATGTCTGCCATCTGGTCAGCGATTGCGCCGCCGAACATTTCAGCCAGCTCTTTCTGGTGATACCTGAGCTTTTCGAGTATGTCTTCGCCGTCGCCGGTGTTCTCAATCTCGAACGTCGGATGCGCTTCGACAATGATCTCGAACGTGTTTCCGCTGCTGCTCTTGTTCGGGCTTGCCTGTGGAAGCTCTCGCGGAGAGTCGTCGTCCCAGAAATCGTCAGGAGCATCTTCAAACAGTCCCGTGTACGGGGCCATGATGCCGCCGTTGGCGAACTCTGCTACGCCCATCATCTGTCCGGCTTTCAGCCATAGATCGAGGCCACGGTCGCGCTTGTCGCTGCCGAGCGGGATGATCGCCTCCGGGCCGTCCTCTGCTACCCACGAGAGGAAAGCTCCATCGAAAATACCGCCCTTTGCTTCACCGGGGATAGGGATTTGCGGTAATTGTGGATAACCAGAGCCCTTCGCTCCTTGTGATGAGTATCTGGTAATGATGTCGATGTAGTAGGTTCCTGCTGCGCCTTCTGCTGCTGCTCCAGCGGCAGCACAGTTTGCCGCCGCTTCCTGACCGTTATCCTCGATAATCATTTCATAGGTCTGTCTGAGGGCTTCCGCTGCTGCTTTCGTTTCTTCCAGCTTCGATATGGTTTCTTCTGCGCTGCCTCCAATGCCTTCCAACGCGGCTGCAACGGCTTCTACCCCTGTCGCGTCCATATCGGAAATCACGGACGGGTCGAGCGCGTTGATCTGCTCAATCGCGCTTCCGATCTCGCTCAGGTCGGATATTTTGTCAAGGTTCAGGCTTTCCAGTGCGGCGTTTATCGCGTCGAGGTCTGCTTTTGCTGTCTCCGCGTGTGCCTCTGGAATAAGCGTCTTCCCTTGTGCGTCTGTCCCAAACTGATCGTATGTCGCTTTCAGATGCGTTAGCTCCGTTGTGATGTCGTTAAGCACGGCTTTCGAGCCGCTGTCTGTAATGGACTTCTGCGCTGTCTCGTATGCCTGCTTTACGTTCACCTTCTGGTCTTCCGCAATGTAGTCCGATTCCGTGTTAAGCTGCTGGATTCCAGCCAGAGCGTTCACGAAAGCGGCCTGCGCTGCCGTATCAAGATTCGCGAAATTATTTGCCATTTCCTGAACCGTTGATGTTGTCAACCCAGATTCAAAGCCGAGTTCAGAGAATGCGTTCAACTCTTGCGCCCGGACTTCGTTCTGGTAATGGCGGTTCAGGCTTTCGTCGTATGTGTTGGCCTGAGCGCCGTATTCCTCGCTTCTATCAATCCATCTGTCTGTCTGTTGATTCAGATCGTCCATTGCACTGCCGAACGGGTTCAGAGTTTTGTCGGCTTCCCAGTGCCCGAAGAGCCCTGTGCCGAACCATCCGCCAGTCGTTTTCCCGAACAATTCTTCCGGTTGGATTGCTTCGAAATTCATCGGCGCGCCCAAAAGATCAGACCACTGATAGTTCTTTCCAGCCTCTTTGATCTCCGAACCGACAGCCATCAATTTATCATAATCCGCTTCGGTTTGTTCCGAATTGAGATAAGTGTAAAGTGCTGACTGACGCTTATTTTCAAGATCGTTAAGGAACTGTTTATCAGACACAGCAGCCCGGTATCCGGCGTCTTCTGCTTCCTGTGCTGCCCGCGCTGTATTGCGCTTCTCAACCAACTCTGGGATGTTTTCACGATCTTCCTTGATCTGAGCGTTGAAGGACGCCAGCTCAATGGCTGCCTTCGCTGCCTGATCTTTCATCCAGTAGTCGAAATCTTCCTGAGTGATTCTGCCGGTTTCTACGTCTCTCTTGGTATACACCCCTCCGGATGTTTCGACCATCGTACGATACAGCTCGTTCTGCTTATCGATAAGGGCCTGCATTTCTTTTTTGGACATCCCCGTGTTATGCAAGGCGACATTTGCTGCAAACGTCTTGTCCCCAATCTCTGCGAGCGTTCCAGCTATCTCGTTCAAATCGCTCTGAGTCAGATCGCTTCCCTCATCGTATCCGAGTTTTAGGAGAATACCTTCCGCTTCGCCTTTCAGCTTTGCTACTTCGTCCTGAGCCTGCTTTATTTCTTCCGCGTTAGCTTCCGAACCTTTTAGCATGATCTCTATCTCACCGGATTGCTGTACGAGTGAATTGTATTCTGTTACGAGGCTGTTCCACTCATCATCGGACATGGTTCCCTGTCCTTTATTGATTTGGATTTCAAGCTCTGCCGTACGGGTCTTGATCGCATCGTAATCCTCTTTCAACGCCTTTATCTCATTGGCAGTCATTCCGCTGCCCTTGATATACAGCTCTTTCTCCGTCTTCGTTTCCATCAGCTCCGAAAGGCGGGTAACATACTCTTGAATCTGGTCTGGCGTAAGATCGGTTTTTGCTGCCAGTATCAGCGTGATCGTTTTCTGGCCTTCCGCAATTCCGTTGTACTGGTCAATGATCTGCTGTGCCGTTGCTTCATTGTAACCCTCTTTGATAAGCTCTGCCTTGATCTGAACAGTCTTGTCAACAATTTGGGCCATAAGCGCATCGTATTCCTCTTTCGTGATATCGCCTCTTGCGAACTGCGCTTCGATCAGTACCTTCTTGTCCAGTACACTTTCCAGCTCTTCTTTGACGCGGGCTATGGTTTCGGCGTTGCCGCCCTTGTTTTCTTCGATGAGCAGATCAATTTTCTTGATCTCATCCATCGTAGCCATTGCCCGTTCGATGTTCTGCGCCGTCTCCACGTACTGCTCTTCGTACTGCTGCGCCGCTTTTCCAGTGTCCAACAGCGCCTGCTCATGCTCGCGCTGCGCTTTGTTATATGCCGCTACTCCAATCGCCACAGCCGCGATTGCAGCTGCTGCCACCCAGCCCCATGCCGGGATAGCCGCCAACCCTTTGCCGATGGTTCCGAGCATGGTGGCAAACTTTCCTGCGCCTGCTGCGCCTGCCGCTGCCTGTGCGCCAACGTTTGCGACGGCTCCACCGGCCTCTGCTGCTGCCGGGGCGACGGTTCCGAAAGCGAGTCTCAGGTCGCGTACCGTCCGGGCGATGCTGAGGGTTCCGGTTCCAACCTTGATCGCGCCGTATCCGAACAGGCCCGCCTTTAGCATTCCGGGCATATCGTTGACCAGCCCGCCGAGGTCAAACGCCTCTTTAAAGCTGTCAATAAATGCCTTCGCCGCTTCCGCGCCCGCCTTCGCAATTCCGGTCAGGTTCATTCCATCGAAATCGACTTCTTCACCCTTCAGGGCTGCGAATACGCCGCTGATGATTCCGTGGTACAGGTCGCCGAGGCCCTTGCCGAGCTTCGCCACCGCGTCGAGAATTGTCTGCTTACCGCCGCCTTCCCACCAGTTGGTGAACGGCTCTGCGATCAGCTTATCCCACGCAACAAAGAACTTTCCGGCAAATCCTTCCGCGTTCTGAAATTCCGAGCTATTGAACACATCGGATATGGCGTTCTTGATGTCCTTCGCCTTCTCGACAATCTTTGTGACCAACTCTGTGGCCTTCTCCGTAATCATCGGGATTTTGTCTGTGACCCACTGAACCGCGCTACGCAGGTACGGGTTCAGCTCTTTCATCAGACTGATTTTCATTCCGTCGAGTGCAGAGTTCAGCAGCGTAATGTCGCCGGTCAGGTTGTCGAGCTGAGTGTTCGCCATGTCCTTTGCTGCGCCGTTGCTGTCGTCAATGGCCTTGAATAGCCGTTCGTATTCGTCTGCGCCCTGTTCTATGACCGCCAGCCATGCGGAGCTTCCACGCGTACCGAAAAGGTCTTCAGCGTATGTAAGCTTTTCCTGCTCCGTCAGTCCACTAAAAGCTGTGCTAAGGTCTTTGATAATCGTCCGCATATCCTTCATCTTTCCGGTGCTGTCTGCAAAGGAAAGATTTAGTTTGCTCATCGCCTCCGACGCTGACTTCGACGGGCTTGCCATTCCGAGCAGGCTCGACCGGAGAGCAGTTCCTGCCATGCTGCCCTTTACGCCCGCGTTCGCCATCATGCCGGTAATCGTCGCTGCTTCAGAGAGCGACAGGCCGAAAGCGTGTGCAGCTGGGGCCGCATACTTCAGTGATTCGCCGAGGTTTTCAATCGTGGTGTTGCTGCCGGTCGCCGTCCGGGCGAAAATGTCTGCCGCACGGCTTGCCTCCGTCGCACTCATTCCCATTGCGGTCATCACGTCGGAGACAATGTCTGCCGCCGTGCCGAGGCTTGTGCCGCCTGCCGCTGCAAGGTCGAGCAATCCGGGCATCGCCGCAATTATGTCATTCGTTTTCCAGCCCGCCATTGCGAGGTACTGCATTCCTTCGCTCGCTTCTGTTGCGGTGAATTTCGTTGTCGCACCGAGGTTTTCTGCCGTCTCTGTCAGTTTGACAAATTCCTCATTCGTCGCGCCGGACAGGGCTTTCACATTGCTCATTCCTGCTGTGAAGTCTTTAAACGTCGTGACGAAAGAGCTTGCGCCCATTGTGATTCCCGTAACGCCAAGCGTCATCATAATCGGGCTTCTTATCATGTTCACAAGCTTTCGGAATGGTGCTGTGACGAAATCCGTCATCCTCACCGCCACTCTCCACGCCTTCGCTGTCAGGTTTTTGAGCGACGTTGTAAGGATTCCCGCAAAAATAAATGTTACAACTACAATGCTTCTTTGAGCATCTTGTAATCGTGCCATCGACAATCTTCTGGATGTGGGTACAATCGAT